TGGCGATGAGCTGGACCGCCATGCCTTCCAACATCGGGGTCTGAAACTCGATGGTTGCACCCTTGGTCTTGGCATCTTCTTTCGGCTTCATGAGCTTCACTTTCAACAGCCAGAAATAGTCATAGACAAGGGCAGCTCCGTCCTTGCCAGACCGTAGCTTCTTCGCCCCGATGGCGACATAGGGGCTCTGATCGGTCGGGGCTTCCGTGGTAATCCCATTGGCATAGGTATGACCCAACAGAGTTGCCAAGTTCGCGGGAGAAATGTCCGCAATCCCAAAGGACAGCTTCATCTCACCGACGTTGTCAGCCAAGAAAGCGGGACCGTCGTCGGCAAAGAGCATGGACTCATTGCCAGCGGGGTCAAAGGAAAGTTCCATCGCATTCGCCAACGGCGTGATGGTTCCGTAACTAGGGGTTCCCCCCGAAACATCTGTGGACTCGTCAAGGACGGCGAAGACCACATTGGAAAGTCCGATACGCGGACGGGCTCCGTAAGCCATAATTTACCTCCTGTGGTCAAGCCACATCTTCTGCTAGTACTCCCGAACGGGAATATCTCAAACTCACATGCTGGGTTTTCGCACTCGGATCACCCAACGGTTCGCGGAAATCTAGGTTGAACAAAAGCCCAACCATCACCGCATCAACAGCGACCTCGATAGCCCTGGTCAGGGCATCGTTCCTAGTATAGATGTCCAAGGTCGCAACTACGTCATTGCCATGAGGCTGGTCATCCCAAATGTCCATCGTCGAAACGCTCTGAGTCACTGTATAGGTCAGAACGGGCAATATCTCAAAGTCATTAGGAAAAATCAGGACCACGCCAGCCCCACCAGTCAGAGATGCACTCACTGCAGCATCGGTAGCCAATGCCGAATATACCCAAACGTCTGCATTAAGTAGCACCTTGCCCCCTGCCTTTCGCCAGTTCGGCTTTCATGGGCGCTGCGATGGCCTTGAAAATGGCTTCCTTGTTGGAAAGCAGCGCCGGTAGCAATGCGGGATGGGGCATTGTTCCATAGGATTCAATATGTTTCTGAATTTCATAGGCGATAGATTTCTCAACGCCTTTTTTGAATGATCGTCCAGACCTATTACTGGCATATCCTTCACCAGCCAATCCTTTTCTTCGAACCCAAGTAATCAAGTCTTCAATGGGGACATGATGAGGGGCACTTCCGAGTTCAAGTTCTTTGCCATAATCAGCCAAGGGGCCAATCTGAGCAAATGGATAGCCCACAGAAGGATCAATCAATCGGTGTGATGCGGAAGCTCGGAGCAATCCCGATGCAACATGCCCCCCCTTGGTCAACCGAACCTTGTAGTCCCGCTCAACGATCAAGGCGGCATTCGTCAAACCCTTTCCTAGTGCCGTCTTCAATTCCACCCCAGCCAAAGCGAAGTTTTTCTTCAGGTCAGCAATCTGAGCCGCCATTGTCTTAGTACTCATGGCGTCACCGTGACTATGCAAGTCGCTGTGAAACCGCCATCCGTTGAGGTGACCGTGATGACCGAAGTGCCAGATGCAACCGCCGTAACCAGCCCGGTCGAACTGACCGTTGCCTTGGCCGGATTCGAGGAGTCCCATGATACCGCTTGATTGGTCGGGCTTACTGGAGTGAAAGTGACCGTGAGTTGCTGGGTACCCGAAATGGCCAGGGAGACGGTCGCGGGGGTAACTGCAATTCCATCGACTGAAACCGGAGCTACTTCCCCGACAACCGGAACTAAAAGAACTTCATTGTGGATGGGCCAAGAATTCACGCCCCGAATCTCAAAATATCCACCAGCCTCATCCACAATCCTATCCAGCATCCTGACCAAAGGATTCGGGTCGATAGAAACCCATTTCGAGTTTGCGGAAAGGTCAGTCTGGCCCCATTTGTAAGCCTCTTCCTTGGTGAGCATGGACGCTTGTTCATCAGCTTGGATTCGTGCTGTGACCACTGGAAATGTGTTGATGACCTGACCATTCGCGGCTTTCGTGGTGACCTTCTGATACAGTTTCAAAGTGCTGACATTGACCATCATGCCACCGCCCATTTCTTATAGGCGTTCAAGATGCTGGCAAACTGCGTATCCATCCCAGCATTGACCCCGAACATCTCAAGCCCGGCAGCCCCAGCCACCGCATGGCCCCAAGACATCGAAATCCCGCCTTCCGAGTAGCTCGAAAGATCTCCGCTCAAGTTCTGGCGCTTGATGTTGTTGTAGAGCTGGGCCACCATCATTTGGCACACAAGTGCGATATCAGCGGGAAGTGGATAGGTTTGAGTTGCTTCGTCTGGCAGGTTGTAGCCAGCCGAATAGACCACAACAATTTCTATGACGCCAGCATAAGGGTCTCCGGTCAGCCCCCGGATATAGGTAGCCCCGGTCCACATCTGGCCCCGGTAAATCTGGCCCGAACGGGTGTATTGGTCATAAAGGAAGTAGTCCACATTCACGGTTAAAGGATCACCCTGAGAAGTTACGGAAGTGACCGTTCGAATGGGCCATTGCGCCATCTGCAAAACCTGGTCGTAGGATGGGGCAAGGTTCTGGGTATAGGTGGCAAGTCCAAGGGTTCGATTCAGGTAGGTTTCAATGCGACTGGAAACGCTGGCGATCAGAACATTTAGAAGTGCGTCGCTGGTCGTTATTGCCGAAGGAATCCCAAGCATGAGTTTCATTTGAGCCAGCGTCGTCAAGTTTCCCATCTCGTCCTCCTTCTGAAAAAGGCCGGAAGCCCTTTTGGACCTCCGGCCTTCGAATCATCCTGTCGAAGTCAGGCTCAGCTAGGGCCATAGACTACGGCGTTCCCGACAGATTCCATATTCTTATCACCAAGAATGAAGAACTCGGCCCAGATCGAAGATGGGCTAGAACCACCGGTGAAGGTGATCACGGTTACGCTCCGGATGTACTGTTTGGCCCCAGTCAAATCCAGGTCCCAGTACTTCGCCACCGAGGCAGCGGCCAGGGTCGACGCAGTTCCAAAGGTGGGGATGGTCGTGATGAAGTCAACGAAGTCCCCATCCGTGGTCGTGTCCGAGTGCTGGACCGTGGTAGCCACGGTGAACCCGGTAGGAACGCTGGGGTTGATTCCTGCGATATAAGCCAGACAAGCCGACAAATACCCGAGGCGATCAACGGCAACGCCCTTCACAGTAGCAGTGCTGATCGTGATCACGGGAAGGACTTCGGCGACTCCCTGGGTCCGTTCAAGAAACTTGCTAAACATATCTCAAGCCCTCCTTAGCTCGTCGCCAGTTTGGCGGTGTACTTGATGAACGACTTGGTATGCCGAATGTTGTAGTCCATCAGGCTCAAGACCCGGATGAGGGTCTGGTCGTTCTGGTAAGCGGAAACGGTGGCCGAACCATCATAGTAGCTGGCCTCGCGGCTCATCTCCACGCTCAAGGGAAGCTGTTCACCGATGACGAACTCACTCCAGTCACCGATGAAGAAGTCCACGCTCGAGGTCGAGTAGGTCCCGGTATCGGTGAAGTTGCAGTTATTCGAAACGGCGTAGGGAATGCCTCGGACCGTGCCACGCTCGACCATCTCAGCGTAGAACAAGAACGCACCGGTCGAGGTGGTCAGGTTCATAAGGTACGCTTCGGTCACGGCGTTCATGATGATGCCCGGCTGGAGCATCATGACGTTGGCCTGCTGAAGGGCACCGTAGAGCTGGGAAATCAGGGTCGTGGTGAAGGCCGTCGAGCTAGACCCCTGCTTCTGAGCGGCAGGGAGCAAGGTGTCGAGACCACCAGGCTGGTACTGGGTGTTCGATCCGTAGAGCATCGAACGATCCATTTCCACGAACATCTGGTTTCGGATGTCATCCAAGACCCACTGGTCAGCCGCCATATTCGAGGACCTCAGAAGGTCATTCGAAATGGGGACCACAACACCGAGTTTCTTCGCGTTGAGCTTGATGTCGCCGGTTACCGGCTGGCTCTTAGTAACCCTCTTGTTCTCACCCACCCACGAAACCGACGAAGCGGTGTCAATCCTGGGAATGGTCATATTGCCATTCACAAGAGGGATGCGCCGGCCGCCGAGCTTGGTCACGCCGATCTTGATGTAGAGCGGCAAAATCAGCTCACTGGACAGAACCTCGGGAACGGTTGATCCACCATCGGAAAGGATGGTCGCACTCAAAGCCTTATGCACGGCACCGCCACTGGCCCGCTGTTCAAGGGCTTCGGCCAGAGCTTCGTCCCGGGGATACATGGCCTTGGCCACGTCAAGAGGTGACCGAGGGGCCATTGACTCCCGGCTGAGCCCGGAAACCGCCAGAGCCTTGATGTAACGAGCTGCCACAATGCCGCCGTTCACCGGCTCACTGGACAGCTTGACGAGTGGGGTTCCTCCCATAAAGGACTTGCGGACGCCTTCGTCCTTCAATGCCTTTTCGATGGCCCCCGGAAGCGCCTTCTCGATCTCGTTGGGAAGGGCGGTTGCGACACCCTTGGCCACAAGAGCATCAAAATCTTTCTGATCCATGCTTGAAACCTCCTAGTTTCTTACCGCCCTCGCGGTCTTACTTCAAAACAAACGTGTCAAGGTCAATGAAGTCCCCGAGTGCCTTGACTGGGGCGGGTACGTCACCATTTTCACCGGGCTGGGGCTTGTCCTCAGAACTGGATTGTCCATCGGGCTGTGACCCGTCACCATCCATCAATCCCTTGATGGCGGTCATGACGCCCTTCAAGGCTTTCGAATGGGTTTCATACCCATCAAGAGCCATCTGCATGTCGTCCATGGCCTTGGTCATTTTGGCTTTGGTATCGGCACTGAACTTGGCCCCAGATCTAGTCACGGTCGAAACCGATCCCATAGCCTTGAGCGCCGCGACTTCTGCCAACAGAGGCGCGGTTGCCTCTTCGATCATTTTCTGAACAGTCTTCATGTCCATATCAGAATCCTCCCTGAACATGGATTTGAGTTCGGAAGGTGAATACGCCTTGAACTCGGGAACATCTTTCTTGAACTCGGCGTAATGCTTCTTCAGATGGTTGTAAACAGCTTTTCGGTCTGCCTCGGGAATATCAACGCCACCCCGAGCGCCAAGAAGAGCAGCCATAGCAGCACTTACACCCTTCCACACCGTCCTATGCCCACCTGCGCTTCCCTCATGATGGGGGAGTTTGTAGCTTCCCTTCACGTCGGCGTTTTCGGAGTCATACCATGCACAGATAACCTTGAGGTCATCTATATCAGCTTCCTTGACAACGGCTCCAGCATCCCAAGAAGTGCCCTCTTCAGCGAGGGGAAATTTCTTGAAAGGAATTGCTCCCTTTTCAGTGACTGCTTTGAGCAGTGATTCAAGTTGCTTGAACTGGTCAGGTGCCATGGACTTCTGAGCCTGGATCAAGGCGTTTTGATTTGCTGGGACGACAACGGCAGAAAGCTCGAGAAGGTTTTGAGAGGTAAAAACTCGACCCCTCTGCCATGATGGCAAATCCTTCTGGTCATCTCGCTCTTCTGAGGTAAGTCCCTGGAAACCAACGGAAACCCCGCTTAGGTAACCATTCTTGTAGGCCATGTAAACGGTATCTGCGAACTGGGCTTCTTCCGAAGGAATATCTGGGTTGCTGCAGAGTTCTTCGATGGAAGCAAACTTGATTTTGAACTTGGTCCCGGTTGAACCGGTGGCACGGGTAATCTCAAGACATTTACCGAGAGGGATGGAATAGTAATCATGGGCCCAAATGAAAACAGGGTTCTTCTGGTAGTCTTCAAATTTCCAACCATCGGCCTTGATGATATCGCCCATTCGGTCGGGGGATTCGTCAGTTCCGACAAACTCAAGAATCCTGGCAGCTTCGTCTCCGATCTGTTTGACCATAAAAGAGCCGATTTGATTCTTGTCCATGACCCCTCCGGGAAATAAAAAAGGCCTCCCCCGGGTTTGATCCCAGAGGAGGCCGCATTCAAGTCAGTCTCCGCACATCGAAATGTCTACTTGCTTGTAAGAGTAGCTTAGGCACGTCCTACAATTTTGTCAAGCGCCATTGCTATATGGTTCAGAATGGGCCATGAAAACCGATTAGGGTTGAGAGTGACAAATAGAGGGAAGTTCATCCCCTGAGAGACGAAAGGGATATGCCTCTTGTGAAGATCGATTTCAGTTAATCGTCGGGGAGGGGTTGTTGGAGGTGTTTCACCATTCACCCCATCGAACAAATCATTGCGATGAACATAATACCACCCCAATTTTCCTATGAATGGGACAGCTTCTTTTGCCTGATCAGCTTTGAAACAAAGATATTTACTGGCCATTCTCTACCCCTTCTTTTCGATCATGCGCTTTCTCAGCCATTCAACAAAGGCCCTGTCCATTTCGCGTTGGTAGGCGGAGATGGCGTATTCGGTGGTTCCTGGAACTGAATTAATCATAGTTCCCAACCTCCGAATCTCCGATATTGCGGATTGACCTCGGATTCAATTCTTACCCTTTGCCTTTCTCGGCGGTGAATGGCTTTCTTCAAGAACTGCTTATATCTGGCTCGACGAGGATGATGGGAACTTGCCTTTTCGATTTTTCCGAATCCCATATCATCCTCCTATCTCTGTCCAGCCTTTACAATCGTTCCCGCATCTTCCCGTTTCTTGAGCTTATGCCGGGTTCGCTTCTCCACCGATACATCAGCAGTCACCACATCACCTCCGGAATCGACCGAGATTGTCACCTTGCCGAAACTGATGCTTTCGAGGCCCTTCTTGATGTCTTCCATCAGGTCGGCAGTGACTTCCATTTACTTGATGACTCCGGTCAGCGTGACATAGATATCTGATCCAGCCGCGAAATTCGCATCGGCCACAATGTCGATTCCCTTCGCCGTAGTGAAACCAATCCCCCGGAGGATCAAGGTTGCCAAGGTCAATGTCGCAGTAAAAAGATTGATCAAGGCATTTCCTAATAGGACCGCCTTCGGGATCGTAATTCCGACAATGGGAGTGCCAGCAGTATCTTGAAGGGTCAGGACTGTTGCTGTCAAATCGGTCCAAGCAGTGGCCCCGTTGACATTCAAAAGCATGCCCGTGACATAGGCTTTCTTTCCTGCTGGGATACTGGCGGCAGGAAGGACGTGAACCGCAGTCCCGGCCGCCGCAGAGGTCAGAGTACCAGTCACTTCAAATGGAATGGTGGCATAGAGGTCTCCGAACATCGCGTTAAGAGCAGCCCTAAAACTTGCCGCTGACTGCCCATTGGTAAGCGTTGATTGTGCCATATTCTACCCCTTCAATCTGTCCAGAATTTTGTATCGTCCCATGTCTGAGTGTCATCCCAGACATAGGCAAAGTCAGGACTAGCCGCTCCGGCCGTCAAAAGCCAAAGTTCAGGAATCCTTTTAATCAGTCTTCCGATTCTAGCCAAGCCAAGTCCAAGAACTTGGCGCATCAGATTGTCCCGAGATAGGCGATCACAGCACCGGAGGTCAATGTGACAGAAACAAACTTCCCGTAGATCACGCCACCCGCTGGAATTGCCAAGCCTGCAATAGTACCGGTGATGGGGGCGCTAGAGTCTGCCGTTGCAGCAGCGATGACCGTGTCAGAAGTCGCCTCGATTGCCGCAAAGCAAGCCCCTACCGCGGGCGTATGAGCGTTGGTATCGGAAATGATAACCATTCCCTTACGGCCAAGAGACTCATCCTCTCGGTCGGCCAAGTTGCTTTGAGTTCCATCCTCTCGATACTGAGAACCGTAACCAGGAATAAGTCCATTGGGCTTTGCCATCTATATGCCTCCTCAGAAGTGAATATCTAGGCCACTCAAGCGATGTAGCCGACCAATGTCACGTAAATATCAGACCCGGCGGCAAAGTTGGCATCAGCTATGATGTCTAGGCCCTTTGCAGTTGTAAACCCCGTCCCACGAGCAACCGCATTGCCGAGTGTTACCGATATGCTGGTAAGCCCTATATTGGCGTTGGCGATCAGAAGTGCCTTAGGTACTGTGGGTCCGATTAAGGGCGTCCCATTGGTATCCTGAACCTTGACCAGGGTAGCAGTAGCATCCGTCCAAGCAGTCGCACCATTCACGTTCAGAATCATATGGGTAAGATATGCCTTCTTACCGGTCCCTACAGTAGCATCAAGCAGGACGTGGATTGCAGTGGCAGCGGCGGCGGCTGTCAAGGTTCCCGTTACTCGGAATGGCCTACCAGCACTCAAGGCGGCAGTAGCATCAGCTTGAGCGGCGACGATGGCCGCTTCATCAATAAGCTTAGTGGCATACAGCTCATCGAAGTTGTTGTTGCACTTCTGGGCAATCGGGTCGGCGAACCCGCCTTCAAGTCTCATCTGACTCATGATACCCCTCCTCGGGTTATTCCTCTTGATCGCCTGGAACAATCGTACAATGGCACGAAATTATGTTACTAGCCCCACCTTCCTGGTCTCCGGGATGGAGCATGTGAACATTTCCGCCCATATTGAACTTCTCGTCAATCCCGATGGTTACCCCATTCAGAGCCTTGTGATTGTCTCGACCGTTTGGAAGCATGGAATGGAGCCATGTCTTCTTGATCACGCCTTCGCCCCTGTAAACCAGGAACTGCCCATTGTTGATCGAAGTCATGCTTTCCGTCTCGGCGATCAGGTTTGCTCGAGTCGTTCCCAGCTTCGTGTAAACTTTGTCCAACATTCGCCCGATATCCGCGATGCTCTTGCCATTCGCCAAGGCTTCTTCGATTTTTGGAGCCAGTGCCAAGAGTTCTTTCTTCGTCGTACCGTTGATTTCCTTGGCAGCCTCAAGTCCATGTGTTTTTAGCCATTCTGTCAGCTTCGGATTGTATAGTTTCCAGTCAATCCCACCGCCTAGCATCTTGTCGGCAATGTCGAACCCGTCCCGAAGTGCTTTAGCCCATGCCGGAGCGAGTTTGGCAAAGGTCTGACCATTGGTCACCGCTGAACCATAGATTTCCGCCGTAGCTTTGTTCAGGGCGTTAACAGGATCTTCCTCATCCCCAATGTAGGCGTCAAACAGGTTCCTGAATTGTTTCTTTTGAGCGACCGCGATAGCTTTGGCTCCTTGGATGAATCCGGGCCAATTGGCTTGCTCGATCTTGTAGAACTCTTGCCATGCGGCTTCCTTCTCGGAATCGGAAAGCGCCTTGGTCGAAATATCATCAACAATTTGACGCATGGATTTGGAAGATGGTACATTGCCGACCTCCCCGGGGACAATCGCCAAAGGTTCGGCGACAGGCTCTATAACTGCTAGGCGCTTGGGGATGGCTCCGGTGGCCAAGAGGGCGGTCTCACCCATGGAAATCTTCAACTCATTTCCAGTCTCTCCGCCAAGAGCCTTGTACCCATTGGCAGTTCTCCATTCATCCCTGATCAAAGCCCCATTTTCCCATCCGTCATTGGCAACCTTGAGCTTGAACTCAAGGTCTTCCTGAACAGGGTTATCAAACTTGATGACCTCGTCCTTATTCCCGAACATCGGCATGAACTGACGATTCAGGACAGCCTCATGTCGAGCGAATCGCTTCACCAGGACATTCTTGGCATAGAGGTATTGTGCAGCATCAACCGTCGCCCGTTTGGCGTCGTTCATGATACCGAAGATTTCCGGAGGAATCTGATAATGGGACCGGGCTTTTTCGGCAAGGGCTTTCATGGATTCGATAAAGTCCATCTCATGAGGATTATCCGAGAGCTTGAGGACCTTCGAATCCCATCCAACAAATCCAGTTTTATTCCCGTTCGATACCCCTCGGAAGTTCAAGTCCCAAGCGGCCTTGAAAGCCTTGACCTGGTCTTCCGAAGCTCCGGGTGCCGTAACGATTGTCCTGGGGGTGGCATCGTTGAAAAAGAAGTTCCTGGCGTAGTTCATGGCATATTCATAGGCCTCAATCTCGGTACCTATAGTCTCTGTTCGCCCTCTGCCTCGGTCATAAGGTTGGACGGCGTTGGGCATCTTAAAGTAAACCACATCTTCTTTCGGAACTTCCATTGTCATCGAAGAATTGTTCCCCAAAGGCATGAGCAAAAAGACGGGATGGTTTACGAACGGCGTTTGAATGACCCACGTGGTCGGGGCCAGATAGATTTCTCGCGGGATACCATGAATATCGCGAAGGACAAACCAAAAGCATTCCCCATGGATCTCAAGATAGACGTTTGTCAGGTATCGAAGCGAGAACCCGTCAAAACTGGGATTGTCTGGTATGGGATTTTCCAGAACATCATAGGCCGGATGATCTCCAAGGGCCTCAGCGTTCTTTTCATCGGTGCGTAGATGATGTTTGTTGAAGATCTTGAATCCAGCATTTGCATAGTCGGTGGAGATGATGTCAACGGCGTCTAGTTGCGGGGAAGTATGGAAAAGGTCGGAATAGGCAGTAGATGCCCTACGACTTACGGTTACCCATTTTGGCATAAACGTATTTCGCAGCTTGGTCTGGATTGCTGGCAAAGCCTTTGAAACTATGTTCGTAAACCATCCCATGCGGTGCCTCTGGGGTTAGGTTATGGCAATCCTACGTTTTTGTCAAACCTAGAACCTCACCAGATACTAGGGTCGAGTTCGACGGTATCCCCATCGGCTGACTTGACTATGGATGCACCTCCGAAGGCGAATGCATATTCTGGGGCCTTCGCTCCAATAAGTAGAATATATCCCGCTGAAATATTGTCCACCTGATCGTCATGTTCCTTACCCATGCCATCGAATCGAAGAACCTCATCAAGCCAGGCGTCGTTCCATTCGGCCCGTTGAACATGGACGTGAGGGTTATCATGATTGTTTCCATCTGTAGCAAACATCACTTCTAGCGGGGTTGCCCTGGCTCCCTTATCGCCAGTCACAGAAATCGGGGTGAAGGTATAGTCTTTCAATGCGTTGGCCAAATATTCAGCGGCGTCCTTGGTATCTAGGGAGATTTCAAGCCCCTGGGTAACATATGGCCCATCTTTATCAGCGGTCGCCTTAATCATAGCATCCCGCTCCAATGCCCCCGCCCGGGTCCTTCTTACGCTTTTGATGTAAAGATGGCGAACCGGGTCACCAGGGCGTTCCTCAAAGGCTAGAAGGGTACCAGAGGTCCAGTCAGGGTCATCACCGCCCCGCTGCTTCGCCGAGTGTGCAAGGTCCCAAACTCTAACCCATCGTTTCGAGGTATCCACCACGATGTTATCTTCCCAAACTATACCGACCTCAGAGAATCGCCCACCTGATCGAAGATAGGCCGAACAGTCCAGAAGTGAGGCAGACGAATATGGCCCCAGGATTGCATATTGCTCTTGGTAGTATTTCTTCCCGAAGAACTCTTCAAAGAGATACTCCTGCCCATATGCGCCTGGTATCTTGAACTTCTCAGCCTTAGCGGGAAAGGTCAGGTCTTCGAACCTGGGGAAGTTCGGCTCGGACTTCATCATGCTTTGGATTCGACCATGTACATCATCATAATGCCACTGAGTCGCCAACACGATCACGATGGACACCTTGGCCCGACGGGTCAGAAAGTCGTCCTTGAATGCGTTCCAAGTGTTGTCTCGGATGGTTCGACTCTCAGCATCGGCACGGCTGCCACAGAAGTCGTCAAGGATACCTAATGAGAACCCGGATCCAGTGAGCCCAGAGGTCAAGCCAGAGGCCATGAGAGCGCCCCCGGTATGAACACCTTCGGGAGTCATGATGGTCCAAAGATCCTTGGCCGCTGATTCGTTCGAAAGCCTAACCCCTGGGTAAAGCTCTTGGTATGGTTCCGTCTGGATGAGGTTCCGGCCAAAACCCGAGAACAGGGAAGCCAACCCCTGACGGAAGGCAACTTGCATCACCTTCTTCTCTGGGAACTCACCAAGGAAATGGGCAGCAAGATACCTGGAAACTAGGTCGGATTTCCCGTGGCGCGGCGGGCATTTGATTTGAAGGAATGTTGATTCACCCCGTCGAAACCTGACCATGGCTTCATCAATCGCTTTGCAGATTTCCATGGTATGGAATCCTACGACAAAAGGCCCATCGTTCCCGGTCATCCAGGTACTTTGCATGAACTTCAAGTGAGACTCGCGGAATGGCTTCAGGGACTCCTGGTGAGCATGCCACTCTTCCGCGATACGGAACTCTTCAAGCTGGGCGTGGAACTCTTCGTCTGTTAGTTCGTCATCGCCCACGCCCAGTTCCATGGTCAGACCGCGCCGTACATCATGGATTCTTGCATGAGCCTCTCAATCCAGCAGATATGAACAGGCCTTGAAAGAGGTTTGTTAGTCAGGATGGGGGCCTTAGGAAATCCACAAGAGCCCATGTAGAAGGTGAACTCCTGATAGACTGTGACTTCCTTGAATTGCTTTTTTCTTGCCATGGTCAGTCCTTAGTCCATTTGTCATTCTTGAGACACCACAAGATAGCTTCAATTTCTTCTACCTCAAAGTTTCCGTCAAGGCAGACCATGGCTTTTGTTCCCTCATAGTTCATGATTCGAGACACATACTCATTGCAAGCTTCTAACCGTGCTAGGGCAACGTCCTCTGTGATTTCCATGGTCAGCTATCCTCCGACGGGCCGTCTCGCTCTGTCTTGGCTGTCTGGAGTTCAAAGTCCTTACCGATCAACGAGTGTATCCAAACAATCTCGCCCGGCTTGTATCCGACGCCAGATTCAAGGATGGCCTTCTCCTCGATAATGGCGTCATCAGTGACCCGAAAGAATCTACTGATGGTATGAACTAACTTTCTTGAACACCCATGGTCTCGGGAGATTTCCCAGACATCGGCAACATTCCATTCTCGGATGGGAAATTGAACGATTACAACCTTGACACCCATGGTCAGCTCTTCGCCTTCAGTTTTCCGTTCACCACCTTGAAGTTGTCCGGATTGAATCCCCCGGGCAAGTCCATGGTAACGAAGGTGTAGTTGTCCCGGTCGTTCGTGCCGATATAGTGGAAGTCAAACTCTCCAGATCCCACAGTGACCTTAATGAGGCCCTTCTCGCCTTGAAAGTCTCCACGTACCGCGCTGATACCGTGGCCGATAATTTCCCCGTTGGGGTTGATTACCAATACTGACATTGCGTTTCCTTTTCTGAGATACCGCTCAGATCGGTTTTACTTTTTCAGGTTTCCTCAGCATCTCGGCGTATCGCTGACTGGTATTGTAGAAGATCCTGGCCACCTGGTCGGATATGACGCCTTTCTTGTCGTTGACTTCGATAGCCGTAATCAGGTCGTCGCCGATCTTGGTTTCCTCGTTGGCTTTCCATGAAACACTTGGACCCTATGGGGATTGAACCCATTCACCGATCCGCGCAAAAGATCGTGCTTACCTTCAGCAAGCCCCGTGGTGCCCTAATAGTCTAGGGCTAGACGCCACTCGCTGGACTCTCCCAGCGCGGAGCGACCTTAGTTTACATCTTTCCTTCGACTTTCAAAAAGACCCTAGTCATGTCCCCGAAAAGATACTGACTAGCAACCTTGTTATCCCTCACAGTCTCGATTGAGTGGGTGCAAATCTGATCCCATCCAAGCGTCAAACCGCCCCATCGAACACCGGCTGAAAACTTGTAGGTATCCTGGATGGGTGAGAATCGAAGCAACTGGACGCCGTTCGTAAATACGTTCTCGAGTGATGATCCGACGTACATCCCGTCCACGTCATCCTTGCGACCGCTAAAAACTGGGTAGGTAGCCTCGAATGAGTAGGCCACGAACTCAAGCCCATGGTTCAAATAGACAGGTTGCAAGATACTGCCCATATCCAACTCAGGAAGAACCCCGCCTTGAAATGACCATGCCAGCGTTAAGACTTGAAAAATCGCATTCATTTTTATTCCTTTTCCCGGATGACGCCGGGCTGGTTTTAGATCCTATTCCTGAGAACGTTCATGCATATGGCGTTAATTCGTTCGCTGTCAGGCTTGGCAGGGAGTGGGCTATGGATGTACGCCTGTTCGCAAAGAGCAAACAGTCTCGCAGCTTCGGTCTTCACGCTTTCAAGGGTCCATTCCCCGCGCTTGATTTCGAGTAGCTGGGTTGCGTCATTCTTTCGTTCGACGTAGAGGACCCCCTCAGTCAGGAACTCGATTCCCATCCTGAGCAACCGAATCAAGTGCGCGGCGTTCTTGCAGTCGTAGCCATACTTTTCAACAAGCCCCTTTCGCTTCTCTCCCATATACCCATCGAAGGCCATGCGGGTCATGCGGTGAAGCTGTCCATGAGCGTACCCGGAAAAGGAATGATAGACAGCCTTGCTCGAAAAGGCGTCCCTATTCTCCTTGAATAGGTCCCACTCGGGCGACTTGTGAATGATGTAGCGATCATCAAGCCAAAGCAACGAAAGCACATTGGGGTTCCCTTTCTCAAGCAATCCCGCGAGTTTCAAGACCTCGTAGTAAACGCAGTCCCATTCGTTGTACCATCTTTCCCGGACATCTTTGACCTTCCTGGTTCCGATGTAGTGAGAGGGTGGGCCAACGTAAACGCCCATTACGTCTTTGTCGTCGATGCTATTGGGGTCGATGTTTGGGACATATATCCCATGTGCAATGCTTCCCCGGTATCCCAGGAAAATCAGGTCAGAAGGAAGCAGCTCCTTCTTCTCAGCTTCGTTCAGTCCTTTCATCATTCACCTTCCTTCACAATCAGATCTTTTAGCAATGCGTGAACCCTTTGTCTTGTGACACCGTATTCCCTGGCTATTTCTGCCTGAGTATTGCCATTTTTATATCTTTCCTCTATTTCTAGACGTCGCCGATCTTTTCTGAGTGGACTTCGTCTATGCAATCTTGGATCATACTTCTTGAAGCATTTTCCGTTCAATAAAACTACATCACTATTCATTCTCTCACTTCCTTTCTCGGTCGTCCGCTTTCAGTTGCTCGAAGATTCTGTCCGAAGCCTTGATAGACTCGGGCGACATTACCGCTTCCATTCCCGCCATGGCGTCAACAATCTTTCTCGGTCGTCCACGCGGCCTTGATCCTGGTTTCGGGGGAGGGGTGCCTCCTTTGGAACCCATGATCGAAGCGGCCTTGGATGGCATGGAATCAAACTCGTCTAGAACTTGTTTCAAGGCGTTTGCCGTTCCAACTAGGCCAGCTTCAAGGCAATCTATCCGTGCCTGTTCAATGGTGGCAACAACCTGAGCCCTAGTCATTTTGACCACGACCGCGACCGCGACCGCGACCCCGACCGCGACCCCGACCCCGACCGCGACCACGACCCCGACCCCGACCGCGACCGCGCGATATCTAAGCCCGTTCTAGAAATGGCCTGGATCATTTCTTCGTCCTGGGAAGCGCATGTTTCCATAGGGTAGCGTCGATCACGGCAGAACGGCCCACAATGACGTCATCCTCGAAAGGTTCAATTTCGTTGAGCACTCCCGTGGAAATCGCGTCAGCCCATCGGCCCGTATCAGCGATCCATGCGGCATCTTCAAGGACAAGCTCATGGTCGTCCACAAAGATCAGTCGCCCGGTCTGGATCATGGTCACCGTTCGGATGATGTACTTTTCGCCAACCGTCCATGCTCCTTTGATCTCGCGGGCGATTTGCTTCGAGACAAGGTCTTCACGGATGTACTTTTTGTCATCGTGATTGATCGTCTCAGGATAAAACTTTTCAGCCATTTTTGGCCTCCTTTTCAAGGTCCTTTCGTTTCATAAATACGAGTTTAACGGTAAATACCTATTTCGTCAAACAAATACCTATTACCCCCTCGTTTTCTCGACAGCCTCGTCAAGCAAGTCCTGAAACACATCAGCTGGTAGCCGTTCCTTCGCCAAGGTAACAAAAGCCGACTCCACCACCTTAATACGCTCCAAACGGGCCGCACGGCGTCGCCTGCCTAGCTCTGAGGACGTGAGTTGATGGACTGCTCCATAGTTGAGCTTTGCCGAGAGGAGCGACAGTTGAGCATCCTTGAGGCCATTGGGGAGCCGCAAAAGCTTCTGTTTAATCGCGCCAATGCCAAGGATTGCCTCGTCCCGTTCGCCTTCAAGGCGTTCGGTTGAGTAGGTGGTGAGGTCGTGGAGGTCGTACAGTGGAATCAAAGAGAGGCCTCTGTAATCACCATTTGGCTGCAATCCATGAAGTTTTTGAACGTCATCGGCTTGTCGTATATGTATCGCATCTCCTTGGTGTGCCAGAGTTTCTCCAATGGCGCAGTGAGGGTGCAGTATCGCCTGTATTGCTCTTGCGCCTTCTCATGCGTGACATGGACAGGGGCTCTCTCGATTATCATTTAGATTCCTCTTCAGGCCCTTCAAGCAATAACCGCTCTTCGGCCTCTTTCTTTAGTCTTTCGATCCGTTCGGCGTTCCTGATGATGAAAGCATCCTGGGCCTGTTGGAACTCTTGTGGGGAAAGCTTTGTCAGGGCCACATGGTTCAGGTCCATCGTGCCGTTCATCTCGACATGGTCCTTTCTTCCCCACCGTTGAGGCGCTCTTCTTTCCCTTCGCCATGCTGCCGCTTGCCACTGGGTTTTTGATGCATTTTCGATAGTTTGGATGTCTCGAATCTCAGCTTCGGCGTCTGCAGAATACAATGCGTTGGAAAACTCGTGTAGTTCTTTGCTCTCGTTTCGGGCACCGCGCTTGATCCAATCGTAGACGGTTGATTTGTTCACACCGGCATAAGCGGCGGCTGTCTCAACGTAATTACCTGCCTTGACAGTATCTATGATGATTTTTGCCTTTTCGGCGTCGAAGGATGTTGGTCTACCGCCTGCCATTGCTAATCCCTGTCCTTTTCGATAATAAGGCCAGACATTGGCTTGACCATATATTTCTGTAATCGGAGACAAGTACAAGCCCATTCTCCGTAGATAACGGATGGCCAGCAATCAGGAATGAAATGTTTTTGATAAGAGTGGCACATTGTCTACTCGGTGGCTTAGTATTCGAGGTTTCCGGTGAAGAGGAAACGGAGACGGTTAGAAATGGTGGTTTTGGGGTGTGAATTGGCTATTCTGTTCAGCTCTGATATTTTCTCCTTCTGGTTATCGATCAGTGCATCCCTTCTGGTTGCTTCGTCTGTCAGTTTCTTCAATGCCTCATCTTTTAGGATATATCGAGAAGAAGCGAAATATGTCCCAAACTCATTCACGAAAACCTTATCGGCATTCGCCTCGATCTCCGCTTTCCTGGCCTCAAGGTTGTCCCTCATGGCCCGCAGTTCCATGTATTCCTCGGTGCTGATGACCGTTGTTCCGATTTCCATGATACTCACCTACCATTTTCCCACGGCAGGTTGCGGACCACCGCGTTCTTGCCTCGGAGTTGCGGCCTTGATCTCGTTCAGGACGATCTTTTTCTTGGCATTGATAATGTCGACTTGGCCCTCGTCTAGAGTTACCCAGTCGGCCGTTTTCCCGTCCTTAACCTCGGTGGGCTGAACACTGATCCGAGCGCACCCGGTCAGATATTCGGTCCTGGCAACGGCAACGCCTGTTAGCCCGGTAATCTTGTCTTTCACGGTCAATCCCAATTCGATCATCTCTTTCTCCTTGCCCCTGATTTTCTCAAGTGGCCATTCTAACTCTTTCGGTCCACAAAGCCTTGCATGTCTGGCATTTTCATGCCATTGATCGTGACATCGAACATTCTGACGAACTGGCTTCGTTCCATCGGTTCATTGAATACATACGCTTGCAACAGCTTCAAAGCCTCGCTATGCGTCTTGTACTCCCGGTTGTTTAGATCTTCAAGCCCTTTCACTGCCAATAACCTTTGAGCAATCAAGCCACCCAAAAGGTCGAACTCCGGAGCCTTTACGATGCGACCCTTTGCCCGTTCCAGAATCCTCCGCTGCGCTGCAATTCGTTCCTTCCCTGCATTATACTCCCTTTCCAGGGTTGCGGAAAAGACTTCAAGGGCGTTTTTTGCGTTTCGGTCTTCCTCGGCAAAGAATATCTTCTCGCACATCGTGGCGAACGCCATGTGCATTTCTCCTGAGAAATCAGGCTCCTTGTCGCTCCCTGTCTCGTCGAATCGCTTGCGCTTCTCAGGGTCGGAAAGTATCAAGTATGCCCGGGCTAGCTTCGCCATTTCCTCAGTTGAACCACCTTGGTCTGGGTGGCGCTCCTTGGCTAGCTTGCGGTAGGCTTTCTTGATCTCGGCGAGGTTGGCGTCTTTGGGGACTCCTAGCAGTTCGTAGGGGTTCAATGTTCCGTACTCACTTTTACCATGCTCACATTTGGACCCATGACCAAAACCTTACATCCGAGATACTGGCCTAGGCTTTTCTGGAACCGTTCTATCTGTTCCATTGAAGGATCTTGCTTCAGAGATAGGATCAAGGTTTCACATGATTCCACAAGCAAAGTCTTAACAGACTCAAGCTCGATTTCTGATCCGTTGCCAAATACAATTTTCATTTTGCTTCCTTCCTGACAAACCTATGGAAAAACAGTTTCTTCCCGCAGTGAGGACATTTCCCTTCGCGTCCGTGCTTTTTGTTGTACTTCACCGGTACTTGGGATAGGTCGAAATCCTTTCGACAGAGGGGACAGGTTGTTTTCATAGTGTTGCCAGCACATGCCTCACAAGAGGGGCAAACAAGAACAACCCCCAAAGACCAATGAGAAACATCATGATAATAAAAAAAAATACTCTTTGCATATTACTTCCTTTTGTATCGTTCAAGCAACATCTTTTTTACACTGTCTAGGTACATAGTAATCCATCCGTCGCCGATAGAATTGCACATATCTTCAAAAGTGAACGGAGATCCGTAATCGCTCACCATAGGCTTGATGAAATCAAATCTCACATTTTCATCTTCAGTATGTATCGTCAAACGTAACAGCTTGACATCGTTCCCGTTCATATCCTTTGGAGCAAACACGCTACTCATTCCTTCCTCTTTTGCGTTTCGTCCAGCGCCTTCTTTGCTTCGATTGTCATGATCCGAATTGTTGGAGGGCTTTGAGGGGGAGGCTCCAACAATAGGCCACTAACCTTTACTGTCAATATAACATCTCGCTCCTTCCTAAAAAGCCATTCAATAAAAGTCGGCCTTGCAACGGTATGAATTACCTTCTGTTCCGGAAGGGATGCTTCATAGACCAGTCCAGTCAAGCTGACCATAAGAGATTCCTTGTAGAATCCAGTCACTTCCTTCATCGTGTTATATTCTAGTGAGGCAAGGGTTGCGGCGCACAGTTTGCGTTGCGTGAATTTTATTTCCGCTTCAGACAGCTTCATTTGATCACTTCTTTCCATCTCTATTCCTTCCTTTTCTGAGCATCGTCTAATAGTTTTTTTGCTTCGATTGCGGTCTTCTTGATCGTTCCATCCTCGGCAATAATTCCAAGTTTCAAGGCCAGATTGTACAACTTTTCGTCGTGGAGCTTCGTGATCGGGATTCCCTTTTCAGTCAGGAACCTAGCCGCCTGCGCCCGGTTGATGATCTTGTCGGAGGTGCCGACCTTGGCGTCATGCCAAAGGGCTTCTACCCACCCGTATACCACTTTTTTAGGGATGGATCGAACCACACCCGGGGCGCGGCCAGTCCTCGGTTTCTTCGCTTCTTCGGCCAGGAGTTCAGCGGTCTTTTCCTCTTGTTCGGCAAGATTCTTTGCTTCCCGTTTTTGTTCGGCCAGGAGAATCATCAAATCAGCGGCAACTAGAACGGTTATTTGTATGCCACTAAAAATGAAGGCCGCAAAGAAAAACTCTATCCATCTAGCTGGGATTCCAGAAGTTACGGCGTCTGGAATGGCCGTAAAGAACTGGTCGGCATCAATCCTAACTGAGCCGCCATGGTCGGCAGCCCCATTTGTTACGGCCATTCTAAACTGCTTGACATAATCTTTCACGTCATCAGAGGCTTCTTTTGCCGTGATGTTTTGTTCTTTGACGCCGCCTTGCCTTATGTCGACTTCCGATTTGAATCCCTCAGATGTCCCAGCCACCTTCAAAGCCAGCGAATTGGCGGTACCCTGAATATCGTCCGCCCTTTTGACTAGACGCTTGTACTCTGGGTCATCTTCTATCTTCGTCTCTGCAATCTTCGCTGATTTCGCCTGTATGTTCGTGGAAATGAGCACAAAGGAAATGTGGGTGAATACTTCCGCTGTCCCAAAGATGATACAGAGCGTTAACCCTAGTCCTGTTCGACTGATCCACCCTTGAACCCCGAAAAATCCGACGATGAAGGCGATGCTCCCCATGCCGATCTTAGTGGGAAGGTCTGGGGCAATTCCAGTGAAGGAAACCAGGAGCATCAAGACACTCACGATGAGCGCCACCACCAAAACGGTGATCAAGATGTTTCGGTTGGGTTTGGCCGGTTCGCTGTGAATCATTTCGATCCCTCGGGCAGATATTCCGTTAGCTTGGCGATCAATCCTTTTATGTCCTGAGCATCCCAGACAAAATATTTAGCATCATCTTTGAAGCTACCATCCCTTGAGGTCTCTTCAAAGCTGACGGGGACCGAGATTCCATTCTCTTCCATATCAAAAAGTACATCATCCCAGTCCATTCCCTCGGGAGTCGCGAAGTCTCCCGTTAGGCTGGCATAGATGAAGTCTATTGGCTTCCCATTAAGATTGGTCCATGTCTCATATTTTATCTCGAGGCCTCCAAAGATGTTTGGAGTAAGCGACTGGTAAATCGTTCCTGAAGGCATGGCAAGAAATTCCTTGCGATTGACAATCTTCATTTTCAAGTCCTTTTAGGTCCTATCTCAGCCGTTTTCGTTCGTTCCATTATAGCACGTTTTTCGATTGGCGTACAGTTGATTACTTCGGGGGTTCGGGAGGTTGCCAATCGAGCCATGCGGTTATGGGGCATTCACCATCAGCAGCAGGATGATTCCACCATGAGGGATGCATCATTTCCCACATTGTCTTGGCGTTGCTTCCTGGACGGTAGACCCAGAATCCGGCATAAGGTTTTCTTGGTAAAATCACTTCGGGAAGACGGTCATAAACGGGAATCCATTGACCAGAAATTGACTTCACAATCCTATCTTCAAGGTCTGCGATGTCATCCCATTCCATTCCTTGCTCTCCTACTTCGGCAAGCCACTCGGTGATGATCTTGTTGGAGATTTCACTAGGGATCACTTGGGGGCCTCAGGGAGTCGTTGCCAATGGGTGAGTGTGATCCATCCACCCCTTGCACACCATTCAAAAGCGCCATTCAACCAGACCTCGGTAAAGCCGCATTCCGGTCGACTCTTGTTGTATCCCAACACATGAACACCTGGGGCTAGTTGCGTATTGTCGGCTCTGGACCACCCATCTCCCGCCCCTTTATCAAGGTCAGCCTTATCACAAGTGCAAATGTCTCCACAATGAGGTGCGGCAATGCGGCAATGATCGATATGGTCAGGTTCGGATATGGTAATTGGCTGAATAGCATCGGCCTTGGCGAGAGTTTCACGGGCGATATCCATAGGTTGCCATGGTCCGGAACCGGGATTAGCAATTTTCTTTAGTCCATCCCGCAGGATCTTTACTTCTTCGGTCATGGCTTCACCGCCTCGACAAATACCTCTATATGGGCCATGAGGATTTGCATGTCGTTAGATAGATTTTGAGCCGGTGAGCTTAGAGTCGGTATAGTTTCAATGATTGCCCTCTTGAGAGCCCGCCAACATTTCGCATCGTGTTCGTCTTGAGTCATCACGCTCCATCCTTTTGCGCCAAGAGGTTTTCCAATCGGTAGATGTATCGAATCAATCCAGGATATCGGTCATCTCGAATCATGGTATCGATCAATGAGGTTGGCCTATTGAGACCATTCGGCACCTGGGTTGCGCTTGCGCTCTGGAGTGGGGATAAGTTTACCAAATCTGGCTCGGCTATGAAATCGTAGTTGGCAAAAGCTAGATTTTGTCCATGGTCTATTTTCCCGTTTCTGACCTCGTATATTTTGCTGCTGTGAACTCGATACCTCTGGACATTTGACAAATCCACGGCGGACGGGGCCTGGACTGGCCTGGAAATCCAAGCGTCAAGTGAAAACTCCAGGGCAACTTTTTTGAGTCTCGGGCTTGTGAGTCCCGACGATTTCCAACGTTCGTTGAACCATTGTCTAAACTGTTCACTCATGAATAAAGCTCCTCTTTGAATCTTGCCACACGTGCCTTTTCTTGTTTTACGATCTCCTCAAGATATAAGCCGCATGCATCACAAAAATCCTTTGCCTCGTCCATGCTATCAAATGAGAAGTTGTATCCCTGATGGTCCTCCACTTTGTACTTGGTTACCCCCTTGTCGGTCCACGGGACTATTTTCCAGGGTTTCAGTTCACTCATGGATTCACCTCGGGGGTGAGGGTGGACAAATATTTCTCGATTGTTTCTGGCGTCCCCATTTTCCAGAAATGCTCAATTATTTTTCTGACTTGCTCCCTCGAATACCCCGTGGCAACTTGAGAGACGGGGGCGGAGCGGAGAATAGTGAGTTCGGCCTCAATATCCTGAAGCCGATTCCATAAATATCTAGTCTCGGTAAACGCGTCAGAAAAGATATCACGAATCCCAGGCTTCCAATCCATTGGTCTTGATGCTTTATTGATCAAAGACTCGATATTATCAAGCATCATTCGTCCCGCCACAGGTTCCGGCGCTGCCTCGGCTGGGCATCTTCCGCCTTCATGGTAGCAAGCTGGCTGTTGGCCTTTCTCGCAAAGAACGTCACCGGGTTCAAAGTCCACCGGTTCAGCGGACTCGGCTTCTGCGATGAAGGTGCATGTATCGCATTCGTCTTTAGGATGGTTCACGACGATATTTTTCCAGTTTCTAATCAGGTCTTCATGAGCCTTCTCCAATACTTCCATCAATCTCCCCGTCAATTCGCTCGATCCCGTGCGGTGGAAGTTGGCGGAGAGAAGTCGGTCGGCAATCCTACTTTCTAGATAATCTCCAGAATATGTATGGATGATATTACCCGTTATTTTCCTGATTTCCTGAATCATCACTTCCCGGTCGGTTGGCTGGTTCATTAGATTATATCCTCTGTGATTTCTTCAAAGTCTTGAGGGATTTTACTTATGTCCATCGTGGCTATGTTTATAGATCCTTGTTTGATTAGATATGAAAAAGATTTTTGGTCGGCAGCAACATATAAAAATACATATTTTGAATCACATCCGTGTTTTTTGCAAACATAGAAAACTATCTTCTTAATAAATTTACCCATGCTTGTTGGTCGGTTCATTTCTTTCCTCCAATAACTTTCATCTTCTCATCGCATGGTACAATCCAAATCTCTCCAAGCTGCCGCGTAGCGATGATCCCAGGGGTGTTGATCGCATATCGCTTATAGGTCCCGCCGGTTTCCTCAAGCACGATCAGATGGGCGATGTCGGCGTCCACGAGCTTGACCGGCATATAGACAGTGGAGATGAGGATGTGGGTTTGAGAATATTGATATAGGATGCCCAGGATAAAAACCAATATGGCGACTGGGATATGATACAACTTCACTCAATCATCCTCACGACAATATCGTTCTTCTCTAGTCTGGGAGTGCAATCCCAAATGGCCTGATGGATGGCTTCTTTCATTCCATCAACTGGCAACCGAGTATCAATTTGTACAAATGTTGTTTCCCAGCCCTCGGGATGAGTCTCAAGTTCGGCAATGAGATAAATAATCACAGGATTGATATCGGCAATGATATCAAGCAACCCCTTACTTTTTGGGTCCCCATAGACCTGGGCCTGGAGTCGTCTTTTCCATTCTCCGATGGCTTGAATGGCGACTCCAAGGGCTTCGCTTCGTTTCATTTCTTTACCTCTAGAAGTTCCTTAACCCTGGCGAAAACATCAGGAGTTGTTAGATAGTAGTTCGGAGATTCAAGGCGGCGGCGATGCTCTTGGCAACGATGGCAATTGCAATCATTATCTTGTCCGTTGTCTTTGGCATCAGACATGAGGATGCTCTTTTTTTTCTAGTTTACCCATCTCGCGTTCATGTTCTCGTCGTGCATATGCCAGGAATCCTATTGAAAAGACGACGATGGCCACAATACAGCCCGTCCATTTTGTCCAGAAGATTGTTTTCATGAATCACTACCTTCATTCCATGATGGAATCATCATCAATGTCTATGTCATCAAAGTCCTCGTCCGATGGTTCGAAATCATCTTCGGGCTCTTGCTCATATTCCCTGGCCGCTTGGTCGTAGACAGGTCCGTAAAGACTCATGGCTTCACCGTGAAGGTGTCGGCGAGGAAGATACAGACGCGGCAACCATCATCAGCGGTGACCCCATGTGAGGTCTTGCGGTAATGCTCCTCCATCAGCAAGTTCCTCGTCTTATCCCGTTCCGCCTCAACCGCCTCAATTCGTGCGATCAGTTCGTCTTTACTCTTGCCGTTGGGGTAGGGGTCGAGTCGGTAGCCGGCGGCGTAAACCCTCAAGGAAACAAATGTTTCGAGGGTGTGGGCTTCTTGTTCATGGTTCATGTTACCTCTGAAAGTCATTGTCGCTTTCTCGATAACGTTGGTCAGAATCTCGTCCATCTTCACGCTCCTTTCAAGGTCTTTGACTCATTATACAGTTGATGCATAGAATTGTCCAGAATTTTCAAAGGTCAATGTACAATCTTTCAAGCTGATCACGGATCTTTGAGCCCATTCCTTTCACGAAGTCACCCCGAGAGCATTTCTTGAGGGCTTGGAAGAAGAGGAAGGCATCGACTTCATCGACCGTTTGGAATCGAACACCATATCTTCGCAAACATTCATTGATGTATTCTCCCTTTTCAGAAACGCTTTGCTTTGGCATTCTAAACTTCAAAAGACCTTGCCATGTTTGAATGTCTAGTTCGATGATGGGCACCTGGTGCGCCGCGAATATTGCCCGGATGATGCCTCCCACCTCACCTGCCACACGGGCTTGTGCGCCCTTCGATCCCGGCATGTAATTTTCGACCACCAGCAAGTCGAATGCCGTCCCCTTGCAAAGTTTCGTGAAGTGAATGGCGTATTTCGCCAGGACTCGCATCCGATCCGGGTATTCCTTCAAGCTCCATTGCAAGGCGTATGTCTCTATTTTGCCATGACGGATGATAAAGATCCCCGACGACCTCAAGCTAGGATCTACAAACGCGATGTTCAGTTCGTCGAGGTTGGGGAGCATGTCTAGTCCTTGTCTTCCAGATCGCCCAGGGTCAGTTGACTCGGGTCTTCGGGATCGCTCGGGTCCGGCACATCTTCTATGTCGTAGAACTCGATATCAATTTCCGCCGAAGCATGTTTTCTGGACCTGGCAACCAAGTTGATTGCCTGTTCGTCGTCCGTCTTGAAGGTGATTGCATAGCCACCCCCTGCCGTGGAAAATACCTTGCCGTTTTCCCACGATCCAGAAAGATGCAATGATCCCGATGCTTTTCGTACTGTAGCCATTTCTTGAATCTCCTTTGATTCGTTCTCTATTCTAGTCCCGCTCCTCAGATTCCGGCACCTCCTTTCCTCCCGGTCAAAACGTCGAAGTCAATCACTTCCGCCTCTTTCTTCGGCTTCGTTCCCAATTCTTCGGAAACTCCGAATAGTTCGGGCTGGTCTATCGCCGTTCGATGTTCGCGGCACCGCGGGCCCAGACCACTTGCCATGCTCTCGGCGCTGCTGATTGGTCTGCCACATTGTACGCAGGTCATTTCACATACCTCTCCGCGAGAACCACCACGTCTGGAACCTGGCCGTTCCCAATGGCTTTAAGTCGGTCCACCCTAGCGGCCACCCCATGAGCCACTCGACCCACTCGGGATTCAACGCCCCATTGATCTCTTCCGAAGGCAAGAGCGCGTTCATCGCCTTCCTTGCCCCACTCCCTCCCCATTTGTTCAGCGCGCTCCCGCCGCTGTTCGTCACTGAGGTTGGCGTCGGGTAGGTCGGCGGGGTCTGCATCCCACCATGAACAAACGTACTGAGGTCCGGAGTATTCCCGTTGCCTCCGGCCCGTTTCCAATCCCTCGCCTTCGGTGTCGGAAACTTGACCGCTCCGGCCAGCGTTGGGCGTTCTTTGCCCTTCTCGCCGCGATCTCGCTGATATGTTCCCGATTCGTGAGTTCGCGGGGTTGGCCATGTCCTCACGACGAACCCAAGGCTCTCCCCGCCCTGGGCATAGTTCGTCGTCCTGTCCCCGTCCGCGACTGGAGTCGGCCAGAGCCTCCGCTTCCAATTGTGGATGTCCGTCCTCAGACTCCGACCCTGTCCGCCTCCGTGGCTTCCGACCGAATCCGCTGACGCAGGGCTTGCCCACAATCCAGATCCTCTTGCGGATGTGAGGTGCCCCGGCGTCATCCGCTCCGAGAACGCCCCATTTTGCATCGTACCCCAGCGCGGCCAGGTCCCCGAGTACAACCTCGATTCCTCGAAGAGTGAGCATTGGGGAGTTCTCCACACGGACTCTACTGGGTCGTACTTCGCCAATAATCCGCTTAAACTCTTTCCAGAGTCCAGAACGTTCTCCAGTGATTCCTTCGCCTTTTCCCGCTGCGCTGATATCCTGACAGGGGAACCCGCCAGAAACCAGGTCAACACGTCCTCGCCAAGAGAATCCGTCAAAAGTCCTAACGTCGTCCCAGATAGGGAATGGATCGAGAAAGCCGTCATTCTGTCTTTGGGCAAGTGCAGAAGCGCAATATGGGTCCCACTCGACGGCGCAGACCGTAACTTCCCCGAGGAGGAGACCTCCCAGGATTCCGCCTCCGGCACCGGCAAAGAGTTCGCTTTTTCGTATTGGTTCATCAATGCTTGGGAAATGTGCCATGCCATTCAAGCCTCGCCCCACGCCAACGTGAATTCTCTCCACAAAGGATCGTCAATCCCCCAGTGAAGCGGCTCGATCACGATGGCCAGACTCACTTCGGTATCGGCCTCGGTGTCTTCTCCGGCTGGCTGAAGGTCGCTCCCTGTGTCTAGGATTCGGCAAACCATCTGGTAGCAGTAGGACTCCTTGACTAGTTCCATGAGTCCCCACGACTGGATGGCTTTGAGCAGGGAGGCCAGTTTGGTCTCGGTTTGTTTCGTCATTGTGGAACCTTGATGATTTCGATCTTGACCTTTCGGACAAATTCAATGCGCGACTGATCTAGGACCAGGACTTCAAATTCACCACGCCGTAAGAATAGGCAAAGAATGTCCTCCAGAGGGATTCTATACTCGGAAACCTCTTCCACGCCCCTGGTCTTGGCAAAGAATGCCGCACGTTCGGGGCTGATGGTATAGGCAATCCAATCCTTTTCTCCAGGTCGATGGGCACGAAAGGCCGTAACTATTGGAGGGAGTTTTGCCAGGGCCAGAACCTCGGAAGGCTTCATGATGCTTGTGTGCCTCTTGGGACGATCCGATGAAAAGAGCAAGCGCCATTGCCCGAGGTTTGACCATCCGGTATAGCTAACCCAGAGCGTCGATAGAAAAAACCAGTATCCGTAATCGGTCAACTTCCATGAATGTCGGACGAAGAACTTGATGGCCTCCGGAGTGACTTCTAGAGGCAATAGCTGGCGCATGAAGTCCGAGTCCTTTTTGTTCGGTCGAAAATCAGGTGAGATATCACTCATTGTGGAAACTTCTCCTTGATCGTCAGAGTGGGACGGTTGAACTCGATCTTGATGTCTCGAGGTGCCCCATTTCTGGCCTTGTCGATGATCAACAGACTGTCTTCAATGATTCCATTCTTGTCTCGCTTGTCCCATCGAAACCATACCTGGTCAGCATCCTGTCCGGGTTGATCAGAGTGTTGTATATCTCCACTATTGCTTGATGGCCTCTTGTCGTATCCTTCTGGTTTTCTTAGTTGTGCCAACGAGATCAAGGGTGTATTCAACTCTCTTGCTACAGCTTTAAACGTATTTGAAGTGAGCGCTACCTGTTCGTGTTTCGGCATATTGCCTTTGATATTGGTAAGCTGTAGATAATCGTAGAACAAAACCTGAGCCCCACGCCGAACCATGGCCCGCATCTCACCTTCCGCTTGATGTAACGTCATCGCCGGATGTTCATGAATTAAAAGATTGTCTTTGATTTTGTCGTAACTGTAGATTCCGTCTCGGTACTTCACAAGTTCTTCGTGGTCCATTTGGCCGGTGATCAAGGCCCTGGAATCTATCTGACTTTCGGCAGCCAGCCCTCTGATAGTTAGGTCTTCTTTTGAATCTTCAAGACTGATAAAGCCTATGGGCATACTTCGCGCAATGAAACGAGCCAATTGCCAGCCTAGAGCGCTTTTCCCGGATGATGGCCGCCCCGCGATGATGATGAATTGTCCCTTTCCCAATCCAAGAGTGGCTTGGTCGACTAACTGCATACCTGTCTTGATCCCAGGTATATTCCCTCCCGATTTTATGCGCTCCTCGATTCTAGCCAATATGGCTGGAAGAATTTCACCCCCCGTGACTGTCTTTGTTCCACCTTCGCGCATGCTCAGCGTGGTCAGGCCCTTGTCCAAAATATCCACGCTCCTGGGATAAGTCTCCCCGGCGGCTTCCTTGCAAGTTCGCTCGATCAACTCCTGAGCCCATGCTTCGAAAATAACTTTGTGGTAAAACTCCCAGTTCGCCGAAGTGTAGGGGTCAAGCTCAGCCACCAAACCAGAAATCTTCGCACTGGCCAGGGACAGCAAGTCAGTCTTGCGAACCTTGCCCCGTGTCGCCAGCTTGCAAGCCTGGTCGAATATCACCCGGTAGGTGGTGAACATTTCGGAGTCGAGCTGTCCACAATCCTTCGGGCTCATGCCCAGAATCCCGTTGTCATGCAGGAAGGCTGAGAGGTAGCCTTTTTCGGCGTCTTCCCTACTGAGCACGGGGCCGGTCCTCAGGGTGATTCTTGAACCATCGTTCCGCAAACTTGTCCACGTAGGGTTCTTCCTTGGACTCAGGGAAGAGGGGTATTGAAGTAGCTCGATCACGCTCGGCCCACTTCAAGATTGCTAGGTAGTGACTCTTGTACCTGTACCCCTTGAGTTCGATTCCTTCGTCCATGGTCTTGATTCGGTGTTCCCAGTCTAGAGGGAAGTTTCTCTCGAGTTTTTCGAGTTCTGAAGAGGTAAGGAGAACATGGTTGTACTCCCCATGTTTGTGTTTCGTGTTCTTCTGACTCTTTTCTTTTTGATCACTATTTAAGAGAAGAGTATTTTGGTCTGCGTTTGAACGCAGAGGGGGTGTGCGTTCAGAAGCAGAGGGGTCTGCGTTTGAACGCAGAGGGGGTGTGAAGGCCAAAGCCTCGAAACAATCCCCGACACGGTACATGGAAAAACTCCCACCCACCTTGTGGTGGTAGTGTTTCAATACCCCAGAATCAGCCATCTTTCGGAATCTCCGGGCTAGGGTTTCAGGAGTCAACCCAAGAATTGGCAGGTCGTCTCTCGCCTTCGGATAGCGAACCCAAAAGTACGTTTTTCCATCTGGTCCTTTCTCTTCATCCATGCGTCCAGTGAGTTGAAACGTAATGAACCACCGAAGAATCACGGCGTCAGTGTTGTCGAGTTTGAGCCTCACAAGTTCTTCCTGTGAAAAGCCTTCAATGGTGAACGTCATTATCTACCACCATAAATCCGACACAGACCAATCTTCTCATGGGAAAAAGTTGATAGATCGAATTGCACCTCTGCGTTCTTTCGACACCTCTTCCCGGGGCTGATATCATATCGGCATTGCACTCGCTCATTGGTCATTTGAGCCTGCCATGCGAGGTAGTCTTCTCGAGTTATACCCAATCCATCTACGATCACACCTATGGTATTTCCTTCAAGAATTCTCACGACCTCTGCCCCGTTAATTTCTCCCCATCCATATCCACAATGGAGAGCAAGCATGACGTCACCACTTCTAAGAAGTTCATCAAGAATAGTCGAAATAAAGATCTTTTCCGATTCTTTTAACATGGAAACCTCCAAAAATGAAAAAGGCCCTAGCCGACCATCCCAGCACACTTTCGTGTGTTCACCCCGGAATGACCGACTAAGGCCCAAAAAGCGTTTCCACCTTTTGCCGCGGGGGTGATTCCCGGCAACTAGTGGACTCTAGAAAACTACCACAAGGAAGCCTCGGCGTCAAGGTTTCCAGCATTCGGCGAATTCCTCACGGAGCAATTCGTACTCGTAGGCCATGTCAGGCTCAGACTCGCGGCCGGTCGTAATCCTAATGATGCGGTCAAGTAGCTCATGGGCTTGGACTCGTTGCCCTGCGAGATTGCACCGATCATTGCAGCTCACCCCGGCCCGTTTCTTGTTGCAAACCGGAAGCATGTTCAAGGGATGGAAGATCACTTCGCGGCCGTAGGTCTCTATCATGGACCGACTTTTTAGGACGCGATGGCCTAAGTCGAAAAGTTCGGGGTCTAGAACCTCACCACAGATGACACACCGAAACCCAGCTTTGGCCCTAAGTTCTTGCTTCAACTCATTGGCTTCCAACTTGTCTAGGCCAGTCACTTAGCCAGACCCTTGATGATCGCGTCAATCTGGTCCTTCTTCTTTTCGAGCAGTTCCAGGCCCTTGACCTTGGATTCGATGGCGCGTTCCCGGTCGGTGCCATGGACTTTGTAGCCGGTGTCACGGTGGGACATGCAAAATCCGATTCCATAGAGGCGGCGATGGGTGACCCACCACTCACCATGGGCCTGGAACTCTTCCTCGAATGGATGGGGGCGCTTTGCTTGACCGTCTAGGGTTGTGGCGATCATGAAGGTTTTCGGGGCGGTCATTGGTCCCTCCGATACAAAAAATACCCACTAACACCACCCGCTCCGGCCCCTAGAAAGAAACCGAAATAGGCAACGGTAAATCTAGCTCCACCTCCCCATGTCGCAACGTTCCAGGATAGATTAATGAAAACACCGAGGAGATAGAAAGCTACGAATGAGACGAGAGCGGCCAGTAAAGTTAAGACGCCTTTACCGATAAGGACTTGAGTTTCCTTTTTCATGGCTTTTCCTCCGGTGTCCAAAATTTCAATTGAGCCTCTGTGTAGGTCGAATGTTGCTTGCAGTACATGCCACTTGGTCCATGCCCTCGCTTTCTATTGCATTGGTGTGGCAATACCCCTCTTTCCTGAGAGCAAACCTCAAGGGCGCACTTTGTCACGTCCTCAGCATGTCCACGAGGGAATCCACCCCACCGTCCATATCGTCGCCCTTTCATAGGCTGTCCCTTTTCCATTGGATCATTGCTTGCACCGCTTCCTCGGGCCATGGCTTGTCAACCTCCCAAGCCACCCCGCCAGCACGGGGCCGGTAGAACCCTTCCGAAGCCAGCTTGACCCGGATCATTGCGCCAGGTTTCCCGGTGATCCCGAGTCTTTCTGCTGCTTCCGAAATATTCCCGTGAAACTGTACTTCGTTGTTCAGGAAGGTGAAGCATCGTTTCCCAGGTTTCCCACCAGAATGAGTTTTTTCTTTCATTTTCGTCTCCTTTTATTCCGCTCTCACGAAATTACCAAACAGTTTCTTTGCCTCAGATTTATATGCTTCTGAGGCTAATTCAGGGCTATCGAATCTTCCTAGATTCCTTAGCACGCCTTTAAATCCTATGGTAGCAATCCACTTCTTTCTTGCCTTATCCCAGCAAACACCTCTAAAGCCAGAGGTGTTTCTTCTGGATAACTTACTGTTAAGGCTGTTTTCATGATGAGTGCAAATTCTAAGATTCACCTTTCTATTATCTAGTCCGTTGCCATTGATATGATCAACTTCCATTCCTTTCGGGCAATTGGTTATCATCCTATGCATGAATGAGCTAGTGTTAAGTGACTCCCTTACATAAATTGGAGATTCAACGTTACCTTTTCTCGGTTGGCATATATACCAATTCCGACTAGATACGTAATCCAAATCCTCATCATCAATCAGGACTTTGTATCCTCTGATCATAATTGTGGCCATGTTTACTCCCGTTTCCCATTTGAAGTCGGATGGGCGGAGAGGGAAGCCCCCGCCCGAGCCTTGCAAAGCTCCCGACATGATCAGTATAGCATATCAACATGGCCTGAATGTGTTTGTTCGCTCACTTTGTACTCTCCTTTCCCTTTTCCATGCCTTCGATGATCTCGCCCCATTTCTTCGTGTTCACCCCCACTTGGTTTCCTTCGGTGATGATGTTGTCAATTGTATTGCGAAGTTCCTTTTTTGTCCAATCTGTTCGGGACTTGAGGCGTCCATAGGCTAATTTTGCCTTATCTGGACTCGTCTTGATATAGTCCGGAAGGTCGGCAGGTGTGGCACATTCATCCCAAAACCCAGTCTCTCGGTTGATGAAAATCACCTTCTCAAAAGCAGGGCCCAACTTGGCCTTGATCAGTTTCCTGAACTCAAAAAGCGTCAATCCAGGACGGTACCCGGAGCTAGGATAGGACCAGGCCCCGGACCTCCAATACTCGGTTACCAATGCTTCAAAGGTTCGCCCCTGCCTCGCTGTCGGGTCATCATAGTCGGCCAGCTCATAGGTCGTCCCAACTATAGGAGTCTCCTTGCTCTCGATGACAACCCGGCCAATGGTACCTGACACCTCTATGATCTTGACCCTCATCTCATCGCCTTCCTTTTGAGCCAGTCAATCAACGATTGCCCATCGCCCATCCTCTTCCGATTCCCGACAATCCAGACGTTTTGACCCGGATCGAAGTCAATGGCCGGATAGCCCAGAGAGCGCACCTTTACCAGCCCCGATGGTTCGACGATGAAAGGGATGGTTGACGCTCGAAGGATGGCTAGGTTGGCCCTGGCTCGGGCTACGTGGATCGATTCCTGCTGCTGGACCATTTCGCGGTAGGCTTGCTTTACGTCGATACTCATTCGTATTTCCTCCGCAAGTCTCCGGCAGTATTCACCGCCTCTTCGATAAACTCCTTGATCTTGATCCGGCGTTCTCTGATGGTCTTTTCAACCTCATCCGTTCGCCATACCCGCCGAATCAATAGGGCCATCTTCCCTGGAAACTTGAGGTTGTAGCTCCCGTAGTCCACGCCTTCAAACTCGCAACAATCCATTTGGGCGAGCATCTGGTCCATATCGGCTTTCGGAATGTTCTTCCCGTTCAGGATAGCAATGTGGATTGCATCGGTTCTATTCTTGAGTTCCAAACCAATGAACTTCCCATTGTCCCACCGGAATCCATCCGGCGAGGCTCCGTACCGTTCAATGGTCCGGTGATCCACAAACCCAACTTGACCAACTTCATCGCCAACGTAAGCCTCATAGGCAATCCTCCCCATGGGCTCATTCTCGGTGCCTCGTTCGGTGTGTTTATTATGGAACGACTCTCTTGGACTTCCGGTCAGAAGCTCAAGCACAAGGGCCGCCATAGCGTTCTCTCGGCTCTTCCCTGTCCCCTCGGCAAAGATGTCATTGACCATTGAAGCCGTGACCTTGGCCGCACGACAGGCTTTCCATTCGTCCGTTCCTTGGATAAGGTCAAATCTCCAGTTGGGTTTCGTAGCAAGGTCGATCATTCCTTCACCCCAGCATCAAACAATTCCTTTGCCTTGCACTTTGACTCCTCAGAAATGAGGATCTTTTCCCGTTCGGTCAGGTCTTTGCCCTGAATCGCGGCCATGTACGCTTGCTTCCGTGCCGCCTGCGTAGTGGCTTCCCGGATCAACTGGAATGCTTGCCCCAGTTTCACGCCATCCTCAAAGGAAGCCCCGTCCTTGTCCTCGTCGGTGAGGATTACGCCAGCGTTCGAATTGAAGCTGTAGCGCTTTCCATAGCTGGTTTGGATTCCCTGAAGCTGGATCACGTTGGCACCCTTGGCCCCCCCATCAATGGACGGAGCCGGTGGGCAGTCGAACTTGACCCGCTTGGTGTACCCGTACCCGCTGATGAGGTTCCAAATCCGCTTCCAACCCTTCTGTTCCGGGATGTCTTCTTCTTCCCACGAAGTTGAAAAACCGTGCTTCGCCAGGATTGGCCCATAGACTGACAAGATGGCGTTCAAGTCAGCGAATACTCCAAACTGTCCATTGGTAGAGCGTCGGACTGGTTCATAGTCCTTCTGCATCTCGGCAAAGTGGCGGTCAAACTCGATCTTAGCCGCCCGGTCTTCTTCGGCGTTCTTCAACGCGATAACCCGGTCCAGCATGTCAAGTTTGTCGTTCAGGACGGCGAAGGTCACAAGCTCCTGACTGGTCATGGAAATCACCGTGGGAGGCTGGACCATCGTGGGGACATTGATATGCTCAGGACCGGAATGGCCCTTGATGGCAACTTCATTCGTTCGCGCTTCGTCAAAGTCCAAGACTTCGGCTTTGGATTCGTTATGGTCAGACATTCTTTTCAATCCTTTCGTCGTGCTCGACGAGTTTCTTCCAAACTTCAATGGTGGCCAAAATGTCACCTTCCGCAGTGTGCGCCTTGTCCCCGAGGTTGACGCCCAGCCAAAGTATCTTTTTCATTCTTTAGACTCCTTTTACCGGTCTTTCAAATCCAGTTATTGCCATGCTCCAGTGATCCACGCTTGCACGATCTTGACCCCGGAGTAATCGAAGCCTTCCCCAAGTGGATAGTCATTGAATCCTGGGTACCACTTCCATTCCATGTGATACTTGGCCGCGCCAAAGGGATAGTTGAATCCCATTTCTCTTTGGGAGTAGTACTGGACGCCATCAACCTCGATGACGCGGTGAAGTACCGTCTTGATTCTTGAACAAAACCCCTCAGTTGTGTCGATCATCAAGACATGGGCGTCTAGTTCTTTCTCGATGCGCCGACGGTTCTCAATGAAAGAGTTCCGGGCCTCTTTGGTGTCAAAGAAGAAGTCTCCTTCTTTAAGCTTGTGCTTCTTAGCATGTTCTTTGTTGTAGAAGCCGCCCCATGTCTGCACGTGGTATTCATATTTCGGACATTTCATTTCAAACTCCTTTTCATACCTTCAGGTCTTTCCGTCTCTCTGTATTGTATAGCATAACGCTAGTTTTGTACAGTTGGTACCGTAACAATATCCGACTCTTTCACTACCTTGAAATCCATGGACCCATTCTTACGCCGTCGCCAAAGCTCAATCATGCCGCTGGGATGTCTCCGGTAGAATCGCCAGTCATCATCAGGTTTGCCATGGATTTGGATGGGGTCGTTTTCTTTGAGGTTGGATACGATCATTCCGAAATACCGTCTTCTTCGAACATAACCACCGACGCCTCGGCCACCGACATCGAATCAATCCGAGCGCGAACCTTGTCGGCATGGATCGCAAAGAGCGCCCTGTCGATTGGATCCTCCAGCGTTTGCGCTTTCAACTCGGCGTTGTCCAGTTCGTTTTTCATGTATTGGTATCTGGTCACGGTCATCTTGTCCTTCCTTTGGGAATCTTTGTTCACCTGTAAATAGTATATAGTTGATAATGATGGTTTGCAAGGGTAAAGCAAAAAAGCCCATCCGAAGATGGGTCTTGATAGAACGAATCCGATATCTACTTGAGCGGGATGAATGTCTGAGAACCACTTGTAACGTAGGGAGTCGGCATTGTGGCCTTTCCAGATTTCAGAGCTTCGATAAATGCTTCCTGGTTTTGGAGTGCCTTGAGCTGCAAAATCTCCGGGCTAATGGATCTCGCAAGGATGACGTTTGCCGCAGCTTCTCCGGTAGCCCGTGCCACTTGAATATCGGCCTCAGCTCGGGCCTAGGCGACTTGAAATTGCTTCTGCAAGGTGGCTTGCTCTGTTTTCACTTTACTTTCAATGGCTCCTTCAATCTGATCGGAAAACCGCGAACCATGCAAAACAGAACGCCACAAGCGCCAACAAATAGGCTGTCGCTTTATTGAACACTCTCACCATTCCTTCCTTTCCGGTCGATCCGCGCCGGTCCAACTTTCTTTGTTACTTAGCGAGTGCCATCAGGGCGTGAATCAAGTCCATGATCTGGACCTTCGTCGAAGCCATGGCGGCAAAGAGTTCCTTGTCCTGGACCTCGGGAAGGTCGTCGTCAATCTCAGCTTCGATGTTCCAGGCCCAAGCCTTGACCTTTTCCTTGTCCGGGGCCAGTGCAGCCAACCGTGCCTTTTCAGCTTCTGCGGCCTTGGCGTCAGCTTCGGCCTTCAACTGGGCTTGCTTCGCGTCTTCCTCGGCCCTGAGCTTCGCATCAGCTTCCTTCTTAAGGCGCAAAGTCTCCGCTTCGGCCTTGAGTCGTGCTTGCCGTTCGTCCGCGGCAACCTTGGCCAGTCTTTCACGCTCGGCACAGTCGGCGGCTTCACGGGCTTCCTGCTGTTGTTTGGCGAAGGCTTCCTGGTCGGCCTTGAGCTTGGCGGCAGCGGCGTCTTGTTCGCGCTGAATCTTGGCCAGACGTTCGGCTTCGATCCGGTTGCGTTCCTCGGCGTCTTTGCGCTCCTGTTCTTCACGGGCCAAACGATCAGCCTCAGCCTTGCGCCCCGCTTCGATCAGCCGAAACGACTCCTGAGCCTTAGCCAACCTTTCGGCGAACATGGCGGGAGTGTCCTGGGCAACCTCAAATGGGTTCCCTGCCCACTCAAACGGGGTCAGCCGGTCGAGAAGTGCTTGCACCCGAACTTTTTCTTTGGCTTCGGCTTCGTCGGCCTTGCGCTTGATTTCGGCTTCATATTCGGCTTCTTTGGCGACACAAAGGGCTTCCAAGTCGGCGTAGAACTTCGTGACGGTCTTCTCGGCACCGATCCAAAGCTTTTGCACCTGGATTGCCTCGGCCCTGCCTTCCTCAGCCTCTTTTTTGACCGAAGTGCGCTTGGGCACCACATCGAGCCTGGCGCGCTTGACGGCCTCATAGGACGCCTTGGTGCCGTCATATTTCTCAACAGCCGATATGACCAACGTTCTGATCTTGGCAAGCTCAACGTCTGTGATGTTCAACTTGACCAGCGCGTTCTTGATCGTTCCCGCAGGAACGTCCTCGATGGTGCCGATCAATGCCGGAAGCTCAGCCACCGGCAAAGATGGACCATGCTCGATGATGACTTTCTTGAGGTCGGACACCATCTTGCCCCAGTCCTCTTCGTTCATGGTTGTCATCTCAATATGATGGACGTTGATGTCAATCATGTTCCAGGTGCCGTGGTATTGCTCACCGTCAAACTTCAACCCCAGGGCATGAAGTTCGTCAGCCCTTTTCTCGATTCGTTCCATTTTCACTCCTTTTGCCCAACGAGCTTTTATCCATGAAAGGGATTCGAACCCCTAACCACCTTTTCCGGTTTCACCGTTCTTAGGGCAACTGCGTTCCACCGTTGATCATCAGTGTGCCGATACCGTTCAGGCCATCATGGACACCTTCAGTCGAGTTTCCCCGCCCTGTCACCGGCCCCATCCCAGGGAATCACGTTTCTTTTTCTTGCTGTCTCGGCTTCGTGACTGCTTCTATATCGACAATGACCTGGGGCCCATCAAAGCAGGGCATCAGTTTCGTCCTGCACACTTCGCAAGTCCCCAGGCTCAAGCTCATCGGGATGTCAAACCTCTATTTCGCCTTAGGAAGAACGCATTGCTTGCAAATGAACATCAGTCTTCCTCCTCTTCGTTCGTAGTAATGAGAACAGGCCGTTTGGGAAGTGGCTTGAACATCTCGTCCCAGTTTACCTCGTTCACGTTCTTTGCCGCTTGCTCCGGGGTTAACCGTCTAGCTCTGGCTTTCCAGAGTTCAGCATCGGCAAGGAAGTGGTCTTTTATCGTCTTCGTGGGGGACTTCTTCGCACACACTTTGTTGACGTCGGCTTCGTAAAGGCACTTTTCAAGGACGGTCATAGCCAACCTCCGAAGGCTTTTTGTCTAACCTCGCCTTGAACTCGACGGTCTCACCGATAACAATGGCAATCCCGTCAACCGCTTTGACCCGACCCACGACCCGAACGCCGCGCCCCTTAGAAAGAGCTTTCATACAAAGCTGGGCGTTATTGTTCCATGTCTCAACGTCAAAGCGTGAAACCTCGACTTTCTTCTCATTGTCTTGGTTGTAGTAACGCATCGACTCAATTGTGAAGATGCAGCGATTCTTGAGAGAATTATACTCGGGGGTCGCCGTCAGATTTCCCTCAATCAAAAAACTGTTCAGATGATTCATTCTCACTCCTTTTGACTTAGCCTCAGTCACGTACCAAGCCACCAAATCGAAGTTAGGTGGCTTGGGTCAGGGTTAGGACTTCTTGGCGAGTTTGGCCAGCTTCACGGCCTTATCACCGTTCGAGTCGCCGAACTTGGCGTTGCTCTTCTTGAGCTTGGCCATTTGCTGTTCCTTGGTCAGTTTGCGATTCTTCATTCCGAACTCCTTTCGACTCTTTTGAGTCATCATCAGCACCGCTTACAGCGATGGAGGAGGGCCTTCCGAAGATGGCTGCTTCTTACTTGGGATACCCGTCAGCATCCCGGGTCACTAGGTCGAGAATCACCACTGATCCCCAAGCCATCACAACGATGACAAGAATCAAAACAGAACCAATGAAAAGCACCATATTAGTTCCTCCCTTACATAAACTTATGACCTACATTGAGGTCAGCAACTGACAAAACACCATCGACAATTCCGATTGCTGAATCTTGCGGCTGTCCTCGATCAACAACTTGGCAATCTCGTGCCTCAGCACTTCCGCTTCATCGCTGTTGATATCCAGGGTATCGAGCTTGGCAATCAAGGCGGCTATCGTTTCGTCGGTGTGCTTGATCATTTTCAGATCCTTTCCCAACTTCTCTGTTGGCCTTATAGTAAGTATACAGTTGGTTATGAGGTTTAGCAAGAGGAATCGAAAGATTTTTTGGGAATAAAAAAAGCCCTCCGTAGTGGAGGGCGTCGGGACCGTCTGTGACGGATGGACTTCGTTTTGTCCGATATCCCTTGGTTGGGGGAACTTGCAAGGATTCAAACCGGCGCTTGCAAGTTCCGTGGTCAAGTGACCTGAAGGATTATGCGCTATGGGACTTCAAAACGGGACTCTTGGTTTGCTTGAACTTTCCAAGGTAGTCGCCAAACATTTCACCGACTTCAGCCTTGTCGTATCGGTCAGGAACCGGCGAAGCGGGGCCAGTGTTGAAGTACCTCGAAGGACCGTTGGCGCTCTGACCTATGAAAAGAGGGGACAAAGTGAGCGCGAACAGAATAGCTAGAAGCCCAACCCCGACGATGCCCACGGCCAGATAGGCCGCTCCTCGGGCAATTGTGAAGGCTTCGAAGGCCGGGACCGTGGAACGTTCGATTGTGCCTCCGGTCAGGAAAGTGGAATTGGGGGTGATGGCAGTCGAAACCATCTGGCCACCGGGATCGGGGGGCGAAGCATATAGGTCAACCGCCAGAAGTCCGAAGACCGCCAGCGCGACCAATAGCCAATGTTTGAGCATTGGGCATCCTCCTTTTAAAAGATGTAGAAAAAACTTTGCCCACAGTGAGCAGTAGATTCAAGAATCATGCCGATGGATCGCTTTGTCAAGAGAGGGGAATAAAAAATCAGACCGCGAAGTCTGGTTAGTGATATCGGCATCTAGAATCCCGACTCTATCAAGCCTTTTCCGACGCTCGGCCTTCTATCCTTCTCGGGTGTCGATGTCGAACCGTTGATCCCTAACATGGATTTTTAGGATCACTTAGCGGATTACAGGAATCTACACCCTCACCGTTTCGGTGTCAAGTCTCCGGTAACATATCCAAGACCAAGGCCCCCAAGGCCCCACAGGCCCCGTTCTAGCCAGCCCATGAGCTGCTGACGTCCCAGTTCAGCCTTGGCATCATCTCGCTCCTGGGTGACAGCCTTGAGAGCTATGGCTTGATCCCTGATCAGCTTGTCACGGCTTGCCAGTTGTTCCGCCGAGGCTTCGTCTCGTTCTTTCCTCAAGGCTTTCTCTTTCTCGCTCCAATTCAACCAATCCAGGAGTAAGCAGTCCTTGTCTTTGGTCAGCTTCAGCAACTCGTCCTGCGTCATCTTTGAGTATTGATCCGATGGCGGTGTCTGCGGGGACTGTTGGGCCTGGGATTCGACGAAGGGTGAATAGACCAAGAAAAACAAGAGCCCCAATAGGAAGGGCAAGGATAACTTTGACCCAAGGGTTTTGACCTGAATACCACGCAATGATTTTTTGCACACGCTAGCTCCTTTTGAACACGTCAAATACGGTTCCAAACAAGATACCGCCTCCGGCCATCAACAGACCATCAGCTTGGGCCGAGGCGGTGACAACGTCGCCAAGGGGGGCAACGAGTGCCCACACAAAAATGATAAGTTTCATGGCCACCCCAGCCCCTAGCGCAACCCCTCCGAAACCTCGTTTCGACGAGGTCACCCCAGGCGACTCCTCATACCATTTGGTTTTATTCATACCAACCTCCTTGATTAAACTACTTGGAACACGCGGATTCCTCCACTCCCATCTTTTTGCAAAGGATATGGGGCACCTTCGGCAACCGTTACGGAACCACCCCGGATCGAGTCCCACCGAACGGGACGAGTGTTTCCGATGACCCAGTGGATGAATCCATTTCTGGGATTTCGCCAGCTTGTTACCACCCAATATTTCGGGCCCTGGAACTTCACAGAATCGGATTGGTCAAACTTCCCCAGGTATTTGAACGGAAGGCCAAAATGGTCAGCGAGTTTCTGAAGGTCCAGAACAAGCGCCTCGTTTGGGTCATCCATGTCGTCGTCATCGGTCCGGTCTCCTGAGACGATTCCCTTGTCAACAGCCAGGTGTACGGCTGCGGCAAACTCGTGAACCCGCCATGGTTTACCCTGGACGAACTCCCGATAGGAGGCCACGGCGTCGATCAAGCAGGCGTAATGCTGAATCCAATCCGCCAGTAGATTATCGTTTTGGAAGATCATAGATGCCCCTTTGCCACCACCTGAACAATGATGTAACCTACTCCCGCAACGATGCCCCCGGCAATGAGCGTTGCCAAGGACTCAATCATCTTTGCCTTAAACATATCCCACGGGGTTTTATGGGCTTTATTTGTTATTGCCTCTTCCTTGATTGCCTTGATGATTCTGTCCGGCAATGTCACCATGTCGATGTTCGTTTGTCGTGCCATGATAACTGCCTCCTGAGCGATCCCCTCAACGGCTTCAAATCGAAGGGAAAAAAGAGAGGTCAGACTTTCAATTGATTTCTGATTTGTTTCTTGATGTTGCATTCTCCATTCCCTTTCGGAATCTTCATGACTTTTCTGCCATTGCTCCAAAGCGGAAATCCTACCCTCTTGTGTCGCCATCGGTGCAACCTCCGTCTTTCTGCTTCAGTTCCTCTAAAAGAATTCTGTTGAGTTTTACGATACCAGAAACATAGTCAGTATGGAACTGTCGCTCCATATCAGCTACCACTAACCAAAGTACAAAGCAAAAAACACTGATAAACATCGTCCATGCAAAGGCACTGACATACATTTCTGGGGATGGTGACGAAAAGTTACTTTTGGCAATCGCACAAAGAGCAAAGAGGGTGAGAAATGTGCCAGGGAGCTTCCACCACACATGCGTCTTATATCCCCCATAAGCATGTATCAGGATCAAGGCGAAGACGGCAATAACAGCTCCGAAAAATGGGGAATCATTCAAATGCATGGGAATGAAGGCTGTAGCTATAAGGATGAGGATTTGAAGGGCCCCTGAGGTTGGCTGATGGAGGAAATATGAAAGAGAAAAGACCATGACTAGGATTGCTTGTTCAATCACGTTCATTAAATGATCTGGGTTGCTAGGGGTGAATATGTTAATCATAAGCGAAAAGGCTGAGAATAAAATAAAGACAAGGCCTATTCGCTTATGCAACATTCTAGGCCCAGTTGGACATAACTGAGGCTTCGGATACCGATAGGATAGAGGCGAACTCTGGGTAACTGGATTCCTGAATCGCCAAATCCTCGGCCATGGTCGAAACCACATACTCAAGCGCAATATGACCTTTGCTCACTGCATAGGCATGAGCCGCAAGCCCGATCAGGTCAATCCAGTAATTGACCTTGTCATCATCGATACCATCGGCCACGGTCAGTCCGTAGAGGGTTTCAAGGCGGTCCCATGGATCTTCTCCTTTTTTCGATGCAAACTCAGACACAGGGTCTTTGATCTCGCAGTCGAATTGCAGAAGGAAGTTTTTGGACCACCTGGCGGCATTCCTGGCCCCACAGAGTTCAGGGCCTCTCTCAATAAAATCTCTCAGTTTAGACATGACAACTCCTTAATTAAATGGCCTAAGATTAAAATCTCTTGCTGTGGCAATGATGGTGGTAGATGCTTGATTTGATCTGGCATAGAGAATCCCAGAAGGGAAAAACATTGGGATTACAGATTGTGCAGCTTGATTTACTACAGGTACATTAAGAACAAAGTTGAGCGGCGAGGTACCTGGAGCACTATCTGATATGCCTGTATCCCCATAGAATTCAACTCCTGTACCGGCAGCCGTAGCACTATTTGCATAAACATAAAGGTTAGCCTTGACTTGGATTGGTGGAATGGACGTAAGAGTATAAGATTTTCGTGCCGTCGTAAGTGTAGAATCATTAACATCTGCCAGGGTTGTCACCCACATTTGTGTGCCGTCATTATACATAATCCATTGGATGAACTGACTTGATCCGTTGGTCTTAACGGCCCCAATCATTCGTTTCAAGGTGTAATTTGTCGGCATTGTCGGGGTTGTTGCCGAAGTCGAATACAGAATATCCACCACCTGGGTGTCAACCCGCTTGATCAGATAGACATAGTACCATGTCGTGGCCGCGATAGCTCCCGTGTCCAGACCGCCTTGAGCCGATCCAACCGCCCATGCCGCCGTGGTCTTTGTCGTGGTGGCTGCCAGGACCATGGTTGAGACAAACGTGGAATCTCCTACTGCACCGACGCCGACCGAGAATGACGTGGTGCTGACATAGGTCATCAGCAATCCCTGGTAGCAGGACCGGATCAACGCGTCAGTATCGAGCACGTTTCCATCAGTCCCTTGAATGGTCCGTGTGGATTTTTCGGTCACAGTTTTCCCATCAAGAATGGTTAATGTCGATCCCGTTGCTGGCTGAGTAATAATCACTTTTCCATAGGTAAGGGTTCCAGAAACTGTGAATGTTAAGTTTCCAGAAGCATCCGCGACAATTCGAACCCCTGATGTATCCGCAATTATTTGACTGCTCATGGTCTAATCCTCCAGTCGTATCCAGTCGGTATCGTCACGGTCACCCCTGGAGCAATTGTCACGTCAGAAAAGCTTACTCCATTTCGTCCAGCCGTCAAAGTGTAATCCAGAACAATGACCGGTTCATATTCCATAATCACGGCTTGTTGGTTCACAAATTCAGTCGCGTTCAAAGTTTTCTGGATCTGACTTAATGCCCCAGAAACCTGGCTGGGCAATGTCGGAGATGACCGGTCGAACCCAATGGTCAGATTATAGACTCCGTTCGCCCAGTATTCTTCGGCGCTCGTTATGAACGCGTCCTGGGTCTGCCCAAATTGAATGATCGTCACTTGATCGCCAACATCATAATCTTGTTGATAGATCAGTTGGGAATAGGCTAGAACATCACTTGAAATGAACTTCACAAACTGGTTCTCTGCAAGCTTCTGAAGTCCTCGATTTAGCAATGATGCCGCAAGGGTCAAATCCCTGGCATCTACGAACATCTCACGCCGGTCGATTCCTGTGGGTTCGATGGATGGGGCAGTGATGATGGTCCTGTTCTCACCTTCCCCTTGGCCCCCAACGAAGGCAAGATTCTTAAATCCAGTATCAACATCCTTCATGCTCGATTTAAGGACTGTCTCGCGGTCAGTAGAGAATACGGCCTGGGAATTTGTTGATTGCGAAGTGGTCCGATTGATTCCGAGACTAAATCCAAAAACCCATTTCTTCGTGGTATGATTCAGATAGGCGAAAACTCCCGAGTTGGTAGCAAGGCAACAATTGCCAACAATAGTCAGGAGATTGTCATATCGTGCTGATAGCACATAAGCATTGCCTAGAGCCGCATTGGCTTCGATAGTGAGATTTGCATCCTTTCTATTGGCCGAAGCTCCAGGGCCTAAGGAAGAGTCCAGAATGGTTTTTATGACCGTCTCGGCGGGTGTCGTAGAGGCAAGCGCATAATAGGCCTGACCGGCCGGGGGGAGGATATTTCTCCGGTCGAGATAGGAAGTCAATTCTCGACCTTTCACCGTGATCAATTCCGACAAAGCGCCCGTTGGTCCGATCTTGTTTTCAACAGATTCGATCACGCCGCATTTATGGACATCGGTTCCGATTTGGATGATTCTCTTTCGTTCGAATAATCCGGCATAGTTCGTGTTTTTGTTGATCGTGAGTTCAAAGTCTCCTGGCTGGTACCAACCACGTTTGAATCGGATCGTCTGGCAATCATCTATAATAGCGATGAAGTCCAAGAAAGATCCATCAACAGGATCTGTCGGAATGTCGCTATTGATCAAACCAGAAGCATAGAGATTGACCGGTTGTTGTTCGAAAGGCAATGTGCTCATACGTCAATATACCTGTTCCGATAAGTTATGGATGGAGCTGCCGCTGGTGTACCGGTATTCCTGAGATAGAGGATGTTCGACTGTGACCCAGAAACATAGAGCGCGAAGAATGTGCCGCCTACGAAGTTGTTCATGACCGAGTTTCCGAACTGGGTGATGGTCTTCGATCCAAACTTCGTATTAAGAATCACTGATCCAGTCTTGAGTCCCTGAGTGGAAAACACTATGTTGTGGTCGGATGGAGGGTCGCCCGACCCTGCCCAAAGGAAGTTTTCACCTATGGCGACAACTTTTCCAGTTTCTCCGCCGACAATGGGAATAGTAATGGCGAATGTAGCTGAAATGTCGCCTTGATTGTTGATTGTGGCATACCAGTCTGTTGTGGCTGAGTTTTGTACCCAATTGATGCCATCATAGCTGATCTCAGGATATTGCCCTGCTGAATTGGCAACAATGCAAAACATGCCAATTGAATTGGCCCATACCATGTCAAATCTATTTATTGAGCCAGATCCAGCCCTTAATGTCCACGTTATTCCGTCTGGGGATGTTTGGATGGCTGTGCTAGAATTTGCGGCAAATGAACATAATAACCCAAGCTCAGGAGCCCACTTAACCCGACGATATTCAGCCGAGGATGCACTAGTCCTTAATGTCCAGTTAATCCCATCGGGGGATGTCTGAATAGCATTTGTTCCACAAACACAAAACAGTCCAAGTCCAGCAGCCCATGTCATGGAATACCATTGAGCAGAAGAAGCCCCTGTCCTTAATGTCCAGTTAATTCCATCGGGGGATGTCTGAATATTTGTGCTGGATTGAGCAATAGCACAAAAAATGTTTAGTTCCTCTGACCAGCATACTGAAAACCAGGAAACAGAAGATACCCCTGTCCTTAATGTCCAGTTAATCCCATCGGGGGATGTCTGAATATTTGTGCTGGAAACAGCTACAGCACAGAATAATGACAGCTTAGAAGACCAAGCAAGAGATACCCATGCAACAGCCGATACTCCTGTTCTCAATGTCCATACCAATCCATCTGGGGATGTTTGGATGGCTGTATTGGTTGTAGCTATACTACAAAACAATGCTAATTCCGGACTCCATACCGTGACATACCATTGGGCCCCTGCCGCCCCTGCTGTATTATGGAGAGTCCAGTTAATTCCATCGGGGGATGTCTGGATACGTGTTGTTCCATATTCTGGAGAACAGAATAATCTTAACGTTGGTGACCATGCAATAGAAGCCCAAATTCCAGAAATGGCTAAGGAAACATTAGCCATAGTCTGGGTCTGATCTGCGCCATACCAAAATGGATCAGGACAGAAGAACACGACCCGCATCTTCTGGAACCCATCCTGATAAAAGGCATTCGGGAACTCAACGGTCATCGGTACACAGTCAATGAACCGGTCAAAGGTCGTCCCATTCGAGGCATAGGAAAGCTTTCCGATCCAAGTGGAATAGTTCGACAAGGTCAAGGAAGTGTCAGGAAGGAACCCCATGCCAACTGGTGAAAGATACTTTGATAAACGACGCTTGATCGTGGTCACCTCGGCACGACCGCTTGAACTCGCGGCAGGAACCGAGATAGCACATTCCAGGGTAATAGTCCTGGGCTGGAATAATGTCCTAATCAAGGAAGCGCCTTGCTGGAACGGGGCATTCTGAGTCTGAGTGCTGAGTGCCGGAGCCCCTAGTCCATCGGCAGAAATGAGCAGGATCTTATCCGCAGTCTGAGTGCCATTGGAGAATGTCACCGATCCATCAAGTCCAGCAAATGGCGAAGAGTTGGCTTGTGTAAAGATAAAAGCTCTTTTGCTCATCATGCCACTCCCGCAAAGGCCAAGGATTCCATAGTCTCTCTCACAGCTCTAGCCGTCTGCAATGGGTCAAGCGGTGCATTTGATTGGATGCTGATCACGGTATCCCCCTTTGTCGAGGTATTGTTGGTTTGGTTATTCTGAGTCGATTGTAAAAGTCGTCTGGTTTGGGCCGCAGGAACGATCTGTGAGCCTCGAGGGACGTTCATCAGCTCAGGGCCCTGTTCACCTACCAAGGCGATGCCACCGGGAGCCCAATCGGTACCAGATGCGAATCCTGGGAACAGCGTATTGATCTGAGTGACTGCCGAAGTGGCCTGAGAATAGAGGTCAGAAATCGTTGTCTTGAGGGTGTCGACTTCTCCAGCCTGAAACCCATCTTGAAGCGCTGCCGCAATCTGAGCCCCAATGGCTTTGAACTTGTCGGCAAATCCCCCTGCCAGGATCGCGGCGTCTATCGCCATACCACGGAGCATATCCATGATGCTTTTGGTGAAGTCAGTCTCAGACGTGCCTTTTTTCAGAGCATCGGCAAATGAACTTGAAAGGTTTGACCCGGCTTCATCAGCTCTCTGTTGGAAAAGAGCCATGTTGTATCCAAGATCGTCGATTTCTTTCTGCATTTGGGCGTCGAGAATTACTTTCCCATCGGCAGCAATTTTTGCTGCCGCTTTATCTCTTGCATCTATAACTTCGTTTGCAAGCTTAAAATAATATTCCCTAAGCGCTCCTGTGCTATGCTTTCCTTGCTCTGTATAGAAAGCAATATCCTGGGCGAAGGTACTTGTATGACTCGTAGCCGCCTTAGTTGTATCATGCATAGCTGAGACTGTACGTCTTGCCGCATTCGCTGCTTCAGCTTCTAATTTCTGATAATGAAGCCTTACTGCATCGGTTTGTTTTATGAGTTCTGTAGCATAAGAACTGGTATCTGATTTTTTATCAATCTGTTCTTTTGCCTTCTTTACTGCTTCTGCGAGCAACTGCACTGAAGTGACAGTAGCCGCCACCTCTTTTGCCACAACATGCGCCGTAGTCCCTGTTTTCTTTTCTTGCTCGACTACTGCGGACAACTGATCTGATAAAGCATTAAGAACCCCAGCTCCTACAAAAGCGGCAATAGATCCGGCAGTAGCAAGTGCTGCGCCAGTCCAGTCATTCATAAGGGCCTTCCCGATTGCCATGGCCGCCAATTGCATCCCTAGCCCCTCGAGTACGGAAGCAAGAGCTTTATCAGCGGCGGCGGCCCATCCTTGCCAGCTACCTTTGCCTGTAACGAGAGATTCTCCCATTCTTTCGAATCCATCTTTCCAGACAGCCCTTACTCCATTATAGACATCTTTGATCCTCCCATTCCAATCCTCGGAATCAGTCAATATTTCATCGAAGATTTTACCCATGCCTATCTTTTCAAGTTCTTTCCTAGTCTTCTCAGTGGCCGTCAATACCTTTTCCTGAGTATCAGCAACAATCTTTTGTTTTGTTCCTATATTTGTTAGGTCTAAATTGGTAAGAGAAAAAAGGCCATTAATATGGGCTACTGTCGTTCCCGTCTCAACAAGACCCTGTAGGAATTCATAAGAGGTATCATTCTGTTCCTGTAGCTTGATCGTCACCCCAGCCTGAGCGATTCCAAGATTCTTGATGATGGTCAAATTATCATTATTCAATCCGGTTATTCGAGCAGTTTCCGACTCAACAAAGGAAAGAGAGGCCTTGCCTTCTATACCTTCTTTTTCAAGTTTTGCAAGGTATTCACTTCTAAGTTTGTTCTGATCCAACAATGAGTCCACAACGTCTTTGTTACCAGCTTTATTGATGGCATTTGTAGCAAGGATGCCCCTTTCTAATGCCTCTTGGTTGGCAAGCAATCCTCTCAGAGCATCGGCCTGAGCTTTAGCCGCGACTGCTGCGTCCTTGTCAGCCTGAGCCTTCAATTTCGCCGCTGCTATTTCCAATGGATGCTGTTTTGCATATAGATCAGAGGATTCTTTTACTCTTGCAACAATGGCGGCTTGGTTCTTAGCTATCTGTTCAGTATTCAAAGAACCTATGGCAGTAAGTCCATTCTGCTTGAGAAATTGCTGAGCAACATCTTTTTGACCCTGGCTCATCTTATCCGAATTGATGGCAATGTTTGCCACCTGGACAGCCGTCATTCCCGATGCTTTTGCAATGTTACCGAAAGCAGTCGCCACATTACTGGAATCGCCTGACCAGCTGATGAGGTTTTGCTCAACCTTATCAGCCGAAGCAAGGAACGTTTTAGTCTGATCCGCTGTCATCTTCGAACTTTCGGCAATACTTAAGAATGAACTTTTCAAACCCTCTGTCTTTGACTTGTCCAGGTCATCAAGATATTTCCCGATAGCCCCGATGCTTACGGCAATACCAGCCACAAGCGCGCCCCATGGTCCAAAGACGGCAAAGGCAATCCCAGCCGCTATTCCTATCGCAGTGAACTCACCGGGCATCTTGCTCAGAACGTCAAAAACTGGACCGACGACGGCAACCGCAATATCAAAGACTTTCCCAAGAGTTGCCCCGAATTCATGAGAACTTACAGTCGCATCATTCATGGATTTCGTGATGCTGATCATTCCCTCTTTTAAGGGCCCCATCATTCCTGCTGTAAGGTTTGAAAGATAGATCCCCGTGGCATCGGAAAGGTTCGATTGGGTGCCCACAAAAGAGTCCATCTGCTTCACAGCCATATTGAAGAACTTCCCACCCTCGGAAGTCATGCCCTGGAAAGCTTTCTCGATGATCGGAAATCCGACCTGACCAGCCTCAACAAAGGATCTGAGTTCCTGGCCATTCTTGCCCGTGACCTTGGCCAGCTCTTCCCAAATCGGGATGCCTCGATTGGCAAATTGGTTGATGTCTACCGTCATCGCCCGACCCTGAGTCTTAATCGTGCCATAGAGATAGGACAGGTCTTTGATTGGGATGTTCAAGCCAGCTGAAACGTCGATCAATGTCTTGATGGTTGGTACCAGATCCTCAGCAGCTACACCATAGGCCAACAACTGCTTACCAGCGTCGCGGACATCGGCAAACTCAAGCGGCGTATCAATGGCCACCTGCTGGAGACTCTTGATCATGGCCTTGGCTTTGTCAGCCGATCCCAGGAACACGCCAAAGGCTATCTCCGCCTGTTCCCTCATCGCGTTGTATTGGATGCCATCTATGGCCACCTGGAGGGCCTTATAGGCCAGGGCCACCCCACCCAACTTCTGAACAATCGAATTGGCGAATTCACCAGCCGTCTTGGAAGATTGATTGAGGCTTTTGTTCAGCCCAGAGTTGTCCCCATTGATTTGGACTAGCAGTTCTCCAAGGACACTCAAAGCTCACCTCCTACCACATCGCATTTCCCATTTCCAACTCCTTCTTTCGAAGGCGTTTAGGGCTGATCATTTCCGTTTCACCGTCGGGGGTCTTGCCATTCATGAAACATGCCGTCATATACCCGACTGCCTTCGCCTTGTTCCGTTCCATTTTCTCGTGTTCTCGAATCAGAGACACAAGAAGACGCGGACTCATCTCCCAGAACTGTTCCTCCGACCGCTGAAGAGGAACCGTCGCCATGTAGAACAAATAGTCCCATGGCAACTCTTCACCGTTTAGGCGGTCTGCTTCGGAGGGTCATCCTCGTTGTCTGCAACCTCTTCTTTCAGGGCGTCCAGCAACTCGTCAAAGGCCGAAACCTCCGCCTCTCGCTTGTCAGCCAGAAGTAACGCCTTTGCCGCCTCAAGATGGCTGATGACCTCGACCGTAGAATCTTTCGGCTCAGGACCATACCGGTTCCGACAGGCAACCAGAGCATTGATGATTTCGATGGTCTCATCCTGCATCAGGTCTGCCAGCCAGGTGGCCACTTTGCTTCGATCAACGCCTTCCTGATGAATGGCAATGACCAAGATATCCGCCAGGATGTCATAGTCGATTTCGTTGAGCATGGGCTCCGCTCGTTCCTGGAAGGTCATTTTCGCCCATGCCTTGACCCATCCGCCATATGTCTCTTGCAATTCTCTGGTTGCTCGGTTGGGGAATCTGAGCAAAAACTTCTTGCCCCCAAGTTCAATCTCACTCTTCTGTTCAACAAGATTCTTCAAGCCCATTTTCGTCCTCCTCAGGATCAAAAAGTTGCCCCGGAGCGAATCCCCGGGGCTTGGATGCTAGTCCGAAGTCCAGACGGCACCGGTCTGAGCGCAAAACACACCATTCTGGTCGTAGACGGCGTTCTTCTCGACCGATCCACCGACAGGCACTGCACCATAGGCCACAGCGGGCGTGAAGGTGACCGTCACAGTCGCCGTTCCGTTATTGGTGATGACGTAGGCACCCGCAATCGGAGCGGCATTGGTGCTCTTGTAGGTGGGCAACGTAGCCGTGGTCAAGTTCGACTGGGTCAGAGTGATGTTTCCACCGCCAACCTTGGTGAAGGTAAACGTCGCCTTCGTAGTGCTCTTGGCCACGACAGCCGACAAAGCGCCGAGGTCCGCACTCGAAGAGAGAACGACCTGAGAAAACCAGTTGGTAATCGAGGTCGAAGTTGCGTTCGAGTCGTCCGTCCGCAACCAAGTCCGGTAGTTCGTGTTGGCGAT